TCGGGCCGCCCCTCCAGGCGTAGTAATGGGTGACGGTGCGGCCGTCGGCGAGGCGCTTCCTGACCCAGTTAATGCCCTTGAGGCGCAAGCGCACGGGCCGCTCTCTTCGCCTTCCACTCGTCATAGGCTGTCGCTGTGTCGGATTGTGGAACGATGCCGCTGAGCTTGTCCAGGGCGCGGTCGATGGCCTTGCGATCCCAGCGGTGAGTTCCGGGGATAGAGCCCGGCATGATCCCGCGGCGGATCCAGTCGTCGAAGGCGGACAGGCTGCAGCGGCAATAGGTTGCGGCTTCGGATTTCGTGAGGAGGCGGGGATCGGTCACGCTTAGAATCCTTCCCCCGGCAAGTTCTCCCAGTAGACCCAGCACGCCGCGAACACGAGAAAGGCTGCAACCGCAATAATGGCGACGGCTCCCGGCCATGACATCCGGCCTTTGGGCTCTGGCTTCGGGGCGGGAGCCACGACGTAGCCTCCTATCCCGCGCTCCAGCAGTTCCTTGCCGGTCTCATCTTTGATCTGCCCCAAGTAAGCATCTCCGTATTGGTGGCGGATCATGGCCCCTGCCGCATGTCCATGGCCGAAGCCGGCGGCTCCTCCGCTCATCCTTCCGCCTCCTCGCGGTTGAGCCCTCGGGGCAGGAAGGCCAGCGGGGGGCGTTGGCGCTCGGTCATCCTCCCGCCTCCCGGAGTGCTGGTCACGGCTCAGTCCTCCACCGGCAGGGCACGGATGGCGTCCGCCGCATCAAATGCAAAATCTTCGATCCTGGTGGGATGGTCCTCTCTCACGAGGGCGCAGACAAGTTTCGCCGCCCGCTCTCGCATCGCTTCGGCTCCGGCGCGCCGGGCCGGCCCGATCACATTTCCAACCGGCTCGAATTTCTGTGCGGTCCGCAGGTCCGCCAGCACGGCGGCTTCGAGGGCGGCGCGCATGGACGTCCTCGGATCTCCAGAGCACCTTGCTTTCCAGTGAGCGTCCAACGCCGCCTCGATCTGCGCGTCGGTAATCATTTCATCCCCCGCAGTTCGGCCGCCCGTGCCTTCGCCATGGCCATCAGCGCGCCATAGGCCTCCTTGCTCACCCCGCACTGCCGGCGCAGCGCGTGCTGCTGATCGCTGACCAACCAAGCTTGCGATCGCGCCGGGTCATCCATCTCGGCGATCCGGCGCTCGGCCATGGCGCGGTAGCCGGCCTCGTCGCGCGGTTCGCGCCGGTCCAGCTCGGGCGGGATATCGAGCTGGTCGCGGGCTACCTTGGCGGATTCCGCCCCGCCCGGCTCGCTCTGAGCAGGACGGGGCGGCGTTACACCGGATCTATCTGGTGCGTTCGACGTTCTAGATCCGGCCAGCAGAATTTGGGAACTTGCGCCCGCATCGTCACTCGGCATCACCTCGCTTTCTGGTTCGTGTTGCGCCATCTCGGCCTCGGCGTCGATCTGGACGTCGGGCCGCTCCTCGGCATCGCCCGTCAGGACCTCGCCCGTATCCGGGTCAATCACCTCTGGTTCGGCTGGCGTCCCATCGGCCAATCGGTCAAGGCTGGCGGTCAGGCCCCCGCCACTGCGGACAACGCCGACGGCCGCGGCCGGGCGTTGCGGCTCTGGCAGTTCGTCGCGGGCGTAGACGCCGAGCAGCACGTCGGGGAAATGCCGCCGGCACCACGCGCGGACGCTGTAGTAAAACTGCTGCTGGTCCGGGTCGGTTTTCCAAAGCGGGCTGTTCTTTGGTGTTATGCGCCCAAACGGCGGCGATCGATATTCGACAATTTCGCCCGGCTCGTCGCGCAACTCGGCCCAGACCCGGCACACTTTGGCATCGCCATTGCCCTCGTATTCGACCTTGGGACGCCCCTTGATCGGGGCGCGGCGCAGGATCACGGCCTCGATGAGTTGCGCCTCGTAAGCCAGGCGGTCGTTGACCGAATAGCTCTTGTTGGCGACCGCGTATGGCGACATCTGCCATTCGATGGCCTGGATGCAGATGCCGAGACACGCGCCCGGGTTGCCGCGCAGATGTTTCGGGATGGCGATGCTGGACAGCGCCATCAATTTGGAAAACTGCATGAGTTCAGACATATTGACGAACTCAAGGCCGCCAGCTTTAGTGGAGATCGCCAACTCCGAGGTGATTTTCGGATCAACATTCTCCGCGAGTTTGCGCTCGATCCTTGACGTGTCAACGAGGCTCATTTCCGCGCTCCATTTTTGATCCGAAGATCGACATAGCTGTATGGCTCAACCGTGTACCCGCTGCGCTCGACGCGCTTGGCCGTGATGACGCGCCCACCCGCGATCCGCGCCGCCGACGCACCCGACAATTTGTCCAATATCTCAGCCTTGATCTCGTCGAGCCGCACCTTCGCCGACTTGGCGTCGGCGGCCAGCCGCTCCTTCTCATCGACGAGTGCGACCAGAGCGTTGTCCCCGGACATGTCGACGACCTCGCCGTTGCCGCGGAACAACTGCTCGATCAGCGCGCCGTCGCGGCTATAGTCGGGGTTGGGTGGCGTCAGCATTCGCACGCCCTCCCAGAACGCGGCCACCTTTTCCTTAACGCGCGCGATGAGGCGGTCATGGATCGGCACGGGCACGATCTTCAATTCCACACCGCCGCCGACGATCAGGACCGCTATCGCCGCCCACTTGGCCCGAATGAGGTGCGCCTCGACGATGGTCTGAATTGCCATCGATAGCGGCGGAGAGATTTCACCGGCCTCGTCGCACCATTCGGCCTTGAACACCCAGCGCTCGACGACCTTGACCTGGACATTGCCCCAGTCTCCGCAGTCGTCGCGGGTGGGCGCATCCGGGGTGGCGCCGAGCCGGGCTGCGACATCTCGATAATAGATGCGGTGCGGGTAATCGACGGTCCAATCGGGCCTCTGCTCGCGCAGCAGCTGGATCGCGACAGGCTCGAGCAAACGGCCCTGACGCTGCATGATCGTTTCCTCCGGGTCCGCCGTGATCTGCCCGGACTTGAGCATGTGCTGCTCGTATTCCGATGTGTACGGGTGCACGCCGAACAGGCACCCCGCGACGGACGCGGTGAAGTCCTGCGACCTCTCGCGCATCCATTGGTCGTGATCGCGGATCGCGATTTGCTGGATCTCAGGATGCAGCCTCCGCTGAACCGAGGCGCGCAGCTCGGCGCTGATCGGGATTTGCTCGTTCATGACATATTCTCGTTCTTGCTTAACGTGAATTCCGGCAAATAGCCGTATTCATTAAAAAAGCTAAGCAGCTATCCGGCACAATTACGAGCATGCCACCGCCTCGGGCCGCGCCAAGCGATGCATATCGGCCAGCGCGTCCTCGTCGCTGTCATAGAACCGCGCCGGATTGATCCGGAATGACGGATCGCTGGCATCGTAGATCAGCATGGCCGCCAGTCCGGTGTTGTAGAAGCGCTCCAGCTTCTTGCCGTCTTCGCCGGCGAGCGTGACGACCCAGCCGGCGCGGCAATGCGTGGTGCCGCAGGTGTGCCACCTCCCCATGTTGAGCGCGCGCGGCTGAGACGCAGCGTCGTAGACTGTCTGATGGATGTTTTCGATCACAGGAATGACGGGCGGCGATGGCGGAGCGCCGTCGGCCGGCGGTTCGGCTTGAATATTTTCTTTGCCGAGTAGATAGGCGACGTCCGAGCAGCCCGAGCAGCCCGAGCAGCGCGAGCAGCCCGAGCAGCCCGAGCAGCCCGAGCAGTCCGAGCAGTCCGAGCAGCGCGAGCAGCGCGAGCAGTCCGAGCAGCCCGAGCAGCCCGAGCAGCCCGAGCAGCCCAAGCAGTCCGAGCAGTTGTCGCAATCTTTTAGAGTGGCGAGTGCCTTACGCGCCTCTTCCTCACTGCCCCAGTATTCGATCGAGCAACGATTGCCTCGGTCGTCGGTAATCCAGGTTTTGCTCATCTCACCCTCCACATTTTATCCACACCCTGCAACTCGTCCTCTGCCGGCCATTCCGTCTCGCCTCGCGCCGCCTTGGCCAGCGCCAGCGCCTCGGCCCGCTGCCCGCCAGACCATCCCAGGGCGTAGCCGGTCGCGCCGGCCACGACGGCGACGGCGCCGAATATCCAAATCAGGTCCATCATTTATTAGCCCCATGCGCGCGGATGTTCGTTGTAACGTGGTACGGGCGCTTTTTGGCGTTCTTCTTTCCGTTGCCGGTTCCAGGCTTGCGCTTGCTGCCAAGCGCTAGAGAAGCCTTGCAAGGCAACAGCCGATAGATCCCCGGCTCGAACGCTCCCCCTCGGTCGAATGCGACAATCTCTCTGCGGAGAGAGGGCGATGTGGAGTATCTGACCCACTTATTTTTGACCTTGACATAAGTCCGCCCGATGTGAACGCGCGCCGCTTCTGCCCCCAGCACGCGGATGATTGCTCGGGCCGCCGCGCACTGGCCTGGATCTTTGGTGGCTCCGGTCCTCACGTCGTTCTTGGTGATTTCCAACTCGATGCCTGACTTGGCGTCTACAACAAGAGTGCCATTGATTTTCATAGCCCGTACCTCGCATCGTCCCGCCGCATCTCGCGGATGGCGTCCCAATCCGGCTCCGGGTCGGTCCACGGCTCCGCGCCGTTGCGCTCGCACCACGCCGCGACATCGCGCGGCAGTTCGTCCATCCGCTCGTGCGAGTGCTCGGCCACGGCGCGCGCCAGTTCGGCGGTGACGTCGCGAAGCTCGAAGACGCGGGTGGGGATGTCAAATTGCCCGGCAGCTAGATCACGGATGATGGTGTCGAGGTCGCAACGGTTGACGTTGCTTTCTTCGATGATCTCGCCGTTGGCGTATTTGGTGGCGACGACGAAAAGGCGGTCAGTCATGGCTGCGCTCCTGATGACGTTCGGCAAGGGCTGCGTTGAGCAGATAGGCGAGGCCGTCGGTCGTAATCTCGACCGTGCCGGCCTCCCACGCGGCCTCGCGCTCGGCGAGGGTTTGTTTGGGGCGGTGCTGGGTGCGGGGCTCAGACATTGGCGTGTTCCAGCACCCGCAACGCGCCCTCGGGATCGGGGAAGCTCTTCGCTATCTCCTCCCGTCCGCCCCTGGCGTGAACCATCCGCAGATGCGCGGCGAGCAGGGCCGGGGCGTATTCGCCGGCTGCGGCGAGGTCCGAGAGGATTTGTGTTGCGAGATGGTCGGCCCAGTCTTGGGTGCTCATGCGGCGCTCCTGACGTTGTGAGCAGTGGCGGCGATCGAGATGAGCAGATTGCGGAATGGCAGCGGCGTCGCGTTGCGGATGCGCGTCTTGTTCTTCCCTCCGATCATTGCCATGACGCCGACGCGCCGGGCCTTCTCGTAGCCGTGAAGCTCAAGCGCGCGAGGATGGATGCGCTGCTCTCCTGGACCCCAGCGAAGCGACGGCAGTTCGACGCCATAAGCGTAGAGCCATGTCGGCTTGCGGGAGATGTGTCCGTAGTGGCCTTGTTCGACGTGGCAAGTCCAACCGCCGGAGAAATCTGCGGCAACCCATCCACCGCCAGCTGGTGGCGCATTCAGGCGGAACGCGCGCCAAGCGTGGCTGTGGGCAGGGTGCTCCAGCACGCCGCCGTAGCGGCGCACATGCTCAAGCGCCGCAGCAAAGCATCCACCGTCATCGCCGAGCGCGTACTGGTTCGGATTGTTCGGCGCGCCGTGCCAGTATCGTCCCCAGCGCTGGCAGGGCGGGTGCGCGACGACTGCATACGGTCCGCGATACAATCGCGCGTCGCGCGGCTCGTCCCACGGGTCGATGCCCTGCAGATCAAAATAACAACCGCTCGTTTCGACAAACAGCGCGGCAATCATGACCCTGCCTCGCAAAGCAGGCGGTCGCCATCGCGGTCGGCCCAAATCCGGCCGTTGTAGCTGATGCGGGCGACGAACGTGCCGTGCTCGTCAACGATGTCCGCGCCGGGCACGGCGGATGCGCCGAGGCCGCTTGCATCTCGCGCCGCGCAGAACATCGCGGAGGCGCGGGCAAACGAGGCAACTTCGTAGCGCTTGCAGCCGATCTCGATGAACATCATCTGTCGCTTCGCGGGGGTGCTCATAGCTCGGCCTCGATGATGTCGGCAATTTCGGCGAAGGTGGCGCCGGTGTCGTTCTTGCGGGCGAGCCTGCGCTGGAAGTCGAGTGGCAGCAGACTGCTCGGCAAGAAATGATAGGCGACCGAGAACGTCCTCGGCACGATCACGCCGTCGTCGGCTTGCCACTCGAAGCCGGCGACATCGGCAAGCACTCCGATGCCGCAGAATTCATCGCCAAATTTCAGTTGGCCTTGCCCCTGCTTGTACTTCCCAGACCGCAACGCCGCGATCCATTTGGCCTTGAGTTCCGCGTCCATTTGGTGGTCCCCCATCACGGTTGACGCTCTTCGTCGTCGTCAACATCCTCATCAAACTCGTCGTCGCGGTCATCCTCCGGCCGCGGGTCGCCGTTCCACCAAGTCGGCTCGGGGAACGACGATGTTGTGCGTGGCCAGCCCATGTCAGCGGCCCTCGATGAACGCGAGGCCGGCTTCGGTCAGACAAAAACGGGACGAAGAGAGAGCGTTGCAGCCGGCGACGCGAAAGCCACCGATCCAACTGACCAGTCCGTCGGCCCTTCCGAAGGGAAGGCCCTCGATCGGCTCGACCACGCGTTTGTGGAAAAGCGCCGGGACGCCATCGGCGACCGCCATCAGGAATTGGCGTTGGCCCTTAGTGAGTCGGCGGGAGGCGTGGGTGGACATGGCGGGCTCCGTTGTTCAGTGGAGCCAGCTGTACACGTGGTGCACATTACCTGTCAAGCCAAAATGTGCAGCCGGTGCACAAAATGAATTGCGCCCATCCCGAGGCCGCGCTACATACCGCCCATGCCTGACCGGCAACGCCTAGAGCCGGATACCGAATTCACGTTTCTGGGACAGCCGGAGAGCTGTGTTGGCTGACAGCCTGTAAGCCGGTGACTCCACCCACGCAAAAAGCAGCCCTACGGACCCGCCGAGCAGGCAGGACGCGAGCCAACCGATCTGGTGTTCACGCGTCCAGTTAAGCGGGTTCCATTGGGGCCGTGCCGCTTTGTCGCGATGCCTTGCCGCCGGATCACCGTTTGCCACGGCCTTTCCTTTTAAGTGCCTGTCTTAATCAGCGTTTTTGCCACTTCAAGAATTTGATTTTTCTGGCCCGGCTTGGCCTGCTCCCATACGGACCAGATACCATCAGGATCGGTGGGGTCCCGAATCAAGAGAGAAGCCGGATCCGCCTGAAGCTCTTCGGCTAACCGCTCCAGGAGACGCTGAGCATAGGGCTGCCGTCCTCGTTCAATCCGGCTCAAGCTCCCGTGGCTCACTCCGACGCGTTCGGCCAACGTCTCAAGAGATAGACCGCGGTGCTTTCGCCAAGCGCGAATGTGCGTCTTCCCGTAAGGCGGGTCTTTCTTGAGCCTTGATACAACAGTATTTTTCGCCATGTGCGTATGGTGCACAGGCCATTCTGGATCGTCCATACCTGCCGATGCACAAATGGTATTGAAAAGAATGTGCAAGGGGTGTACAAATCGCGGCCATGCACCTCGCCGATTGGATGGCCGCCCGAAAGCTTACCGATGAGCAGTTCGCCGCACTGGTGCAGGCCGATCGCGTCACGATCAGTCGCATCCGAAGGCGGGTGAACCGTCCTTCGTGGGAACTTGCCGCCCGCATCAAAGCCGCAACTGGCGGCGCAGTAACCGCCGACACCTTTCTTCCTGTTGAGGCGCAGCCATGCTCCGCGCAGAGCTAAGCCCCCGCACGCGCCAGCGCCGCGACGACCTCATCGCCGCCGCGCTGCAACAGATCGAGGAACTGGCCGGCGGGCCGCTGAACATCTGGATGCTGCGGGCGATCGCCGATCGCGCCCGTCAGGCGATCATTGACGTGTCCAATCTGACCGAGGCGGCCTGAGATGCCGGGCGCCGCCCTCACGCCACGACCGGGGCCCGGCGCCGCTTCCGCCTTGCGAGCCGCGCGCCGACCCGGTGCAGCCACATCATCGCGGCGATCAGCAGGATCATCGCTCACTCCCATTCCCGAGGCCGGTGCCCTGAGCCGCCAAGCCGTGGCGCCGGGCCTCACTGCTTCGTCCCGTCGACACCATGACGGGATGGAGTTTGCACGTGCGAAAAATTCCTTTGCGAGAGACGCAAATGTCTGACGCTGCGTACATCGAGCAGGCGGCTGGGTGGGCGCGCGAACTCACGCAGGCCGAGAGCAGTGGGCCGGGCGACATTCCGAACGCCTGGGACCGCCTTGAGCGCAAATACGGAATACCTGCCCGCGCCTTCTGGGCGCTGCGCTACCGGAAGCCCAAAGAGTTGAGCGTATCGCTGTGGTTCCGGCTGAAGCTTGCCTACGAGGCCGAATGCGAACGTCAGATGCGGAAACTGCGGCATGACATCGAAATCACCAAAGCGATCGCCGGGCCTGACCACGCTGCTGTGGCTGCGGCTCAGGCTCTGGTGGACCAGGATTTGGAATAGCTGGTGACGGGGAGGGGATATGGGCGCGGAATCCTGGGTTGCCGACACGCCGTGGACGGACGAGCGCGTGGCCGCACTCAAGCGACTATGGGCCGACGGCCTTACGGCGTCACAGATCGCCAGGGAGATCGGCGGCCTGAGCCACTACGGGGACGGTGGCCGCAGCGCGGTGTGCGGCAAGCTCAGCCGTCTCGGCCTTGGGCGTAGCGATCGAGACCCATCGAAGTTCCGCCCCGGTCCCAGAAAAATGAGTTCGGCGGCGTCCAGGCCCGCACCTCATCACAACAAGCGCAACGGCGACGCTTTCAAGGTGCTGCACAGGATCAGGCGGAACGCCGCAGAGGCGCGCGCTGGTGCGGTCGCCGAGGCCGTGGACGATGTTGCCCCGGTCGTGCGGCGCCTCTCCGTGCTCGATCTGCGGGCCGGGGAATGCCGCTGGCCGCACGGGGACCCTGGCACTCCGGGCTTCGGCTTCTGCGGCGCGCCCGTCGCGTTCGAGGAGTCGTCGTACTGCGGGCATCATCGCGGCATCGCGTATCAGAAGGCACCGCTGCGGCCCGTCAGCACGTGGAGGACGTGGCTGTGAGCTACGAGGCCACGCTGGTCCGCCACTACGCCGACGTGTACTCGCGGCTGCGAGGGCGCGCGCCGGCCGGGCCGATGCGACCCATGCTGCGCTGGTCGACGCCGTTCGTCGTTGAGATTGTCCAGACCGATGAAGAGAAGATCGCGGCGATTATTGTCGCCGTCGGCGATCATCCATCGGTTCCGGCCATCATCGTGGCCACCGCCCAGCACTACGGCCTGTCATCGCAGGAGATGCTGCTGCACAGCAGGCAACAGCGCGTCGCCAAGCCGCGCCTGATCGCGATGGCGATTGCCCGAGCGATCACCGACAGGAGTTACGGCCAGATTGCGCTTCATTTCAGCCGCGAGCTTTGGACGGTGCCGCGCGCCGTCGAGAAATATGGCCCGCTCGTCGAGCGGGCGATGGTGATGTGACAGGAGGGATAAGCGATGGGACGTGGCGATAATTCGGCTCCAGTGGCGAGGGAAATGCTCAAGTCGTTTGTCGAGCGGATCGAACGGCTCGACGAGGAAAAAAGGTCGATCGTCAACGACATCAAAGATGTCTACACCGAAGCGAAAGGCAACGGCTTCGACGTCAAGGCCCTCCGGGAGATCATCCGCCTGCGCCGGCAGGACGCCGAGCAGCGCGCCGAGCACCAGGCCATCGTAGAGACGTACATGCACGCGCTCGGCATGCTCGCCGATCTGCCGCTTGGACGCGCCGCGATGGAACGCGATCTGGGCGTCTCCGCAAAACACTCCGTGCCGGACATGCCGTGATGGATGCCGGCCCGCTCACGCCGCAGTCGATCTATTTCGTCGTACCAGGAGTTCCGACGCCATGGGCGCGGGCCGGCAGCAAATCCGGTGTGCGTTTCACGCCGGCCAAGCAGCGCGGCGCGATGGCCCAGGTCAAGGCGCTATGCGCGTCCCAGATGGGGACGATGCGGCCGATGGAAGGGCCGGTCGAAATGCAGATCCGCGCGACGTGGACGGCGCCGGCAAGCTGGTCGGCGAAGAAGCGTGAGGCAGCGACTTGGAAAACAGGGCACCCGGACGCTGACAATCTGGGGAAACTGGTCGCCGATAGTTTGAACGGGATCGCATTTCTCGACGACGCGCAGGTCGTGAGCCTGCATGTCTGGAAAACGTATGGACCGCGCGCTGAGCTTGCGGTGCGGATCAGGACTGTCGCATGAACGGAACAGCGATGCAGCCCAATTATGTGGCGTTCCTGGCCAGCAAGGCAGCAAGCGCGACGCTGCGAGGGCTTGCCAGTGTGCCAGAACTGTCCTCGCACTTGTTCCCATTTCAGATCCTGTGCAAGTCGTGGAGGCTGCAGCTTATCATATTCATCGCATGCTTCGTCTATGCAGTTCCCGCGCTCGCAGAAATTGTGGACGAACCGTTCTGGTTCGCCACTCGGTTTATTGAAGAGACCAATAATATTCCAACAGAATCGTGTAACTCGCTGTTTCTTGCTGATTTGATCGAAATATTTCGCGGCGCCCCATACAGTGACGTATCTAAAAATATGTTGACGCCAATTCTCAAAGCACACATGCGAAATAGCAGCAAAGGTGGCGCTGTCACTTCCTTTGGGCCCGATGGAATGCGGAATGCCTGCGGGATTCCCCTCCACAAGAAAGAAATTCTCTGGTGGAGGATCTCTGGTGAACAACCAATTGACGCGAGCGGATACTTGCGCATTTGCATTTCCAACATTTTCCCACTTGGGGATGACGCCAACTCCATCTGGGGAGTTATACAGCGAAATTTCGTTAATAGTGATATTTGGCCGTTGAGTAACAACATTGTTGTTATACATCAAACAGACTTGAACGGCTGTAAATGTGGCCGAAACACAGGAAATAATGAAAGCAAATATGGCAATTGGCGTAGCCCACCGATAATACTTTTGTTCATGGGTATTGTGTTTGCCGGTTGCGGGTGGCGGTTGCTCGACCATCATCATCGCCCCATTTTCGGAATGCTTTGTGTGATACTGAGCGGAGGTCTAGTGTTTTGGGGTACCTTATGGCTTGGACTTATTTTAACTGAGACCGCCAACGCTTCCTCCGATTGTGACGTCTCAGCAACGCGCTATAGCCGCACCGAAAATGTTCGGGTTATTCCGATTGTTGTATCGGAACTCAAACTCGGCGACGTAGAGTGGCAGATATTTGCGGCTCACTTTGTGGAAGCTGCCCATGATGCCGCGCTTCAAAAGCGACCAAAACCATCGGATAATCGCCATCTGGAGGCTCAGGATCGCCAGGGCGATCTGTTCCAGGCCGATGACGAATACGACGGGGAGACCGATTTCGCCCGCTCGCTCGACGTGGGGTACGCCGCGATACGAGAGCGCATGGCCAAGGGTGGTGGGGCGGGGTGGACGCCGTGATTGGGATAGAATCGTTAGACAAGCTGTTCGCGGCAATCGATGCCGGAACTCCGATCCACGAGTTCATGCGGGATAACGAGCGCGCCGCAGGACGCACCGTGGTTGTTCCCGGCTCCGTCCCGTGGCTATCAGCTGACGACTGGGATCCGACCGTAGTTGTTTCGCGGGAAGGCAACCGCGTTCGCCTGGTAGCCATTCTCGCGCTTAATCCGGGACGCGGAGCGTTGAAGCGCACCGTTGCAGGCATTCAAGAGGTCGGCCTCGAGCCGTGCATCGTTGAGCCGACGCGCGAGCTGCAGGAAACGCTGCGGCGGTGGGGCTGGCGATCGCGTCGCGTCGGATCAGGAATGGAAAGCGAAACGATTTGGTATCCGCGCAGGCGGGCGGCTAGGGCGAGGCCCGCGGCATGACCCGGCCCTTCACCGCGCGCGTCCGAGACGGCCTCCTGGAGGTCCATCCAGGCCCGCCCATCCGGCTGATCCTGATCGGCCCGCTGGGCGGCGCCGAGGTCGCGCTGACGCCGGACGGGGCCGTGGCGCTGGGGCGGGCGCTGATCGCGATGGGGAATGATGATGGCGACGGGAGGGCTCCGTGAGCGAAAGTTATAAGCACCGTTTTGCGAAGGACACTATGCTTGCGTGGTTGCGCGCGAATAGGAATCTTCATTGGTGTGGACCAAATCGCGATACCTGGCCGTTCGGCGTTTACGCTGAATATCCCGTCTGCCTTGACAACAAAAATAACATAGTTGGGGTGGGCGGCAGCATCTGGGACGAGCCGCATACTATTGATGTACAAACCTCCAATCCGCCGATACCGACATATCAGGAGTGCATCGACGCCGGCATTGTCCCAATCGCAATTTTTGACATCGCGATAATGCACAAAGGATGTTTCGGAGCGGCCATTGAGATCGTCCACAAGAATGGGGTATCGGCAGAAAAGTCGCAATATCTCCGTCGTATTTCCGCGAGAGATCCATTCAGCCTTTTCGTGGTGCCTGCCGACTGGATTTTGTCGCGGTGCAAAGCGCCATCTTCAATCTTCCAATGGAGAGTGGTTGGTCCCCACCAATGGGACCGTTTTGTGCCAGGCCAGCCGCCGATTTTGCCGCGTGGAGTGATGGCACCGTGACCTTGAGCGATTCCCTTCCCGAGCCATTGGTAAGCTCCGACGTGGACCTCCGGGGCTTCTCCGGGTTCATGCTCGATGTCGACCGGCTGCTCGCGAGCGAACTCATCGCGCTCGGCAAGCCGGAGGAGATCTGCGCGGCCCTCATGCTGTGGTGCAGGGCGTGGAAGCAGACGCCGCCCGCCTCACTGCCGGATGACGACCGTATCCTTGCGGCATTCTCGGGAACGGGGAGAAATTGGTCAAAGGTAAAGGCACTGGCCCTGCGTGGGTTCATCAAGTGCAGCGACGGCCGGCTATATCACAAGGTGTTGGCGCAGGAGGCCAAGGAGGCGTGGGATCGTAGGCTTCAACACATTGAAGTCGTGGAAGCAAAGACAACTAGGCAACAGAGGTGGAGAGAGCGCATCAAGGCTGCTTCAGAACAGCTTCGGGTTATGGGAATCGTTCCACCGCGAGGCGCCTCACTAGAGACGCTAGAGCGTCTACTTGTAGATGGCGGCGTGCGTCTACAAGAGACGTCTACCGTAGACGCCAGTGGAGACGGACATGCGTATTCCGTAGACGGTGCTGAGATTGGTAAGACAGGGACAGGGACAGGGACAGGGACAAAGAAAGAAAGAAAGCAAGATGCCGCTGACGCGGCGCAGAGTGTCGGGAATGCGACGAACGGGCATGTCGCGGCCCGGAACCCGGAAGCGGACCTATTCCGCCGCGGCAAAGAGCTTCTCGGCGAGACCTCAGGCGGCCTGATAAAAAAATTGCTTGTCGCAAAAAACAACAACGTCGCGCTTGCCAGAGCAGCAATCGAACAGGCATCAACCAAAGAAAATGCTCGCGAGTACATCGGCCGGATAGTTGCTGGCCGCGACAACGAACAGCGCCGCGAAGACGAGCGCGGTGACAAATGGTGGTAGCCATGACCGGCAGCGCATCAGAAAACTGGCATCTGTTGCAACGTGTCGGCGCCACCCACGTCGGCAACGGACAGAAGAAATATTTCCGCTGCCCGGTGTGCAGCGACACCCGTAGTGGCGGAAACAAACGGAAGAAATGTCTGGTGGTGAGGGGGAAGGACGATGGGCTTGGATTTGATTGCTTCAACTGCGGATGGGGCGGCTTCGCGTGCATCCAAACTTTCGGACAGCGCCGTGGCGTGGCTCGGCAAAGAGCGGAAGATCGGCCAAGCGACTTTGGAGCGGCTGGGCGTAGGATCCGGTACGGTGTTTTTCCCTGACCTCGGTCGACGCAGCGAAGCCGTGCTGTTCCGGTACCGTGACGGCTGGAAGGGCCGCTCATTCCCCGAGAAATCGTTCGTGGCCGGCAAGGGCCTCAAACTCAGCTTCTGGAACGAGGAGGCAGTGCTCGGCAGCTGCGCCGAAACCGTGTTCATCACCGAGGGCGAGCTCGATGCGTGCGCCCTGGTCGAAGCCGGCATCCAGGCCGATCGCGTGCTGTCCGTGCCGAACGGAGCTCGCCAGCGCTCCAGCGATCAACCAACGGCAAGCCGCGGCTACAGCTACGTCGAGGAGGCGCTCAAGAACGGCTTGGCGCGCACCAAACGTTTTATCTGGTGTGGAGATGGCGATGATGCAGGCCTAGCGCTTCGCTCAGACATGGCCCGCATCCTCGGTGTGGCCCGGTTCTGGTTCATTGAGTGGCCGGAAGGATGCAAAGATCCAAACGATGTGCTGCGCCATGACGGCGGACTCTACCTGCGCGAACTCGTCACCGACGGCGCGCTGCCATGGCCGATCCAAGGTCTCTATCGGCTCAGCGAATTGCCGGAGCCCGCCCCGCTGAGCGTGTGGCATCCCGGCTTCTCGGAATGGGAAAACAAGCTGCTGCTCGCGCCGCGCGCCCTGTCGGTTGTTACTGGTCATCCAGGTCACGGCAAGACGATGCTGTGGACCCAAATCTGGTATCAGATCGCCGCCGCCTATCATCTCATCATCTGTGCCGCCACGTTCGAGACACGGCCCAAGCCACACATCCGGCGCCAGCTGCGCTCGCTCTACTGCGGCCGGCTCGAACGCACGCTTGGAGAACCGGAGGTGCGCGCCGCCGATCAATGGATCGACGACCATTATCTGTTCGCCGTACATCCGGACCAGCGGCCCAGCCTGGAATGGCTGCTTGACCTCGCCGAGGTCGCCGTGGTCAGACATGGCGCGCGCGTCATCACGGTCGACCCGTGGAACCGGCTCGAGGCGGCACGGGCCGGCAAGGAAAGCGAGACCGACTACATCGGCCGCTGCCTGCGCACGCTCCACGTCTTTGCCAACGACATGAATTGCCACGTCCAGATCGTGGTGCACCCGGCCAAGATGGAAAACACGCGGCGTGGCAAGGTGCCCGACCTCGAGGACTGCGCCGGATCCAAACATTGGGAGAACATGAGCGACCAGGGCTTTGTCGTCCACCGCAACATGATGTTTGACGGCGGCAATCGCAAAACCGAGGCCACGCTCTATCACAAAAAAGCGCGGTTCGAGGAGTTGGGATATCCGTGCAAATTCGAGATGCGGTTCGATCTGGAGAAAAGCAAATACCGGTCGATCGACTACGAGGTGGGACATGGCTGACAGCAAATGGAGAACCGTAACGGTCTGGTCCGCGCTGATGGCCGGCTGGGCCGTGGGGCTCTGGGCGATCTTCATGCTCATCCATTGCGAGGACACGAAGCCAACGGCAACGCGTCGCGCCGCGCTTTATCTGGTGCATGATTGGAAGGATGATGTGCCATGCCGATAAAACGGGATTGGATGGTTGGATATCGTTTTGGCCGTGTAGTCGTCACCGCTCACGCTGGGCGATCAATGTGGCACGTCAAATGCGACTGTGGGGAGGAGAAGACAGTACGCACAGATCATTTGCGGAGGGGCTTGTCGCAGTCCTGCGGGTGTCTGTCCGCAGAAATGGCGCGAGCGCGCAATAGGAGGCATGGAGACACGGTAGGATATACCCAGACTGCCGAATACAGGACGTGGCGGAAAATGATTGTTCGCTGTGAAAATAAGAATTGTGCCGACTACTATTTGTACGGCGCGCGCGGAATTAAGGTGTGCCAGGAATGGCGCGAGAGCTTTGCAGAGTTTTTAGCCCATGTCGGTCGTAAGCCATCTCCTAAGCATTCAATCGACCGCATCAACAACAACGGCAACTACGAGCCCGGCAACGTGCGATGGGCAACGGCAAGACAACAACGTAGAAATCAGAGGAGCAAACAAGAGGTCAGGATAGCTGCTGCCGCAGTGGCGGCTGGATCGCTGTTGTTGTCATTACTGCTGGTTCCGTCCGTATCGGCGCATGACTATAAGAGGCCTGATTTGGACCATTGGTACGGCGGCCTGCGCAACCCGCGGTCAAGCAATTCCGCCGTCCGCAGCGTCGGATGCTGCTCCAAGACGGATTGCCACGAGACGCAGGCCGCGATGCGCGGCAACGAATGGTGGGCACGGCTCGCGGTGCGCAACGGCGTTGATTGGGATCCGGGTCCGTGGGTCAGAGTGCCGGAGGACGCGATCCTTCCAAATCAGAACAACCCGACAGGCTCCGCGGTTATCTGTCATTCGATGAGCCGCGGCGTCGATGGGAATATTGATCCGGCGTCGAACACGGTGTTTTGCTTCATCAGGCCGACGGAGTCGTGAGATGCCGATTGATCACGAACTGCGCGAGTTGCGTAAGCTTTATCATGCCGCCAACAAGCGCGCCGCAGAGTTGAGGCGGTCGTGGCTCTGGCTCAGAAACCTAGACGCGCTGATTGATCTATGCAGGGAAATCGAAATGGGCGCAGACCGAGCGAACCAAATCGCGTTAGAAGTGCAAGATGCAGCGGGAGAGCTTTTGCGCCCAGAAAAAATGGCCATCGAAAGGATCGATCGTCGGCGGCTGCGTGAGATGAGCGAGATGGTCGAGAGGGTGGCACAAGCAATCACTTGGGCACTTTGCGTCGGAAAAGGGAAGTGTGACCCAGAGCATTGCAATTGCGGAGCAGAAGGCCGCGTAAGTGCCCGCGCTGCAATCGAAGCATTTAAATACCCGCCAGACGATTTGCTTGATAGGCTTGAGGCAACACTCGACAACAACGGGTGGAACGCCATGATCGACGCCGCGCTCGAGGATTGAGGTGTGATATGACGAAGCAAGCGACCGACAAGATTGCGAAGGGGTTGAAAGAGGTGGTAGAGATCGCGCGCGGTCGGCGCAAACCAGCGCGAGAGACCAAGTGGTATACGCTAGATCCAAAAAAGCATGGCGCTGGCGGCATCACCAAACGCATGCCAAAACCGCGCAAGCAAGATAACCGCGCGAGGGCCTGGGAGGGCTACGCGGTCGTCTTCTTCCCGCAGTATGAAATTGGGTTCAAGGCAACGGTCGGTTTTCACCAGACGCTTGATACCTTGTCTCAGACTCCGGAAGCCGCACGGGTGAGGTTTGCGGATAACATCGGCGGTGCGGAAAGCCCGGACGTCAAGTGGAAGGAATACCACAAGGCTGGCCATCGGGTACGGAAGGTCCGCGTTATTGATCTGGGGCCGGTGTGAGATGGCCAAGCGCAAATCACCCCGCATCAAGCCCCAGGGCGCACCGCACCTCTACGTTCAGCCGCCGACCCCGGAGCGCGAGGGCAAGGCCGGCGCGTTCGTCCGACGCGACACGCTGGGCCGATGCCACGTCGAGGACGCCCCGCTCGATCGCCTCGCCGCACGCCACGTGCTCGCCCGGGACCCGGTGCTCAACCGCATGCTGCACGCCGCGGGCCAGCGCTATTTCGAACACTGGTACCTCTCCGGCATGATGGCGCTCGGTGCCCAGGACGTGAGCCGGCCATACGCGTGCGGAGGCACGTCAGCGGCCTGCGGGATGCCCACCAGCGAGCGAGCCGCCTATCACCGCCAGCAGTACCGCGGGGCCGTCCAGGCGCTCGGGGCGTGGTTTTCGGCCGCGGTCGACCCAATCGTCCTGGCCGAGCAGGACCTTGCCTCTGTCGGATCGAAAATATCGGGATACCGCAAGCCGAAGGTGGCCGTCGCCGTGGCGCTAGACCGGCTGCGCGGCGGCCTGGACCTTCTCGCCATCCATTTTCGCATCAAGAGGCTTGACACGGGGACCCCGAGTATGGCAGCCACAGGGCACGAGTTAGAAACGCGCCCGGAGGATTCCACCTCGCGGGCGCTTTTGCGTCATAGGGCACTGGCGGGGATGTAAGCGTGTATTCCTCTGCCGCCCGGAAGCGGCATCGGTTGGCGTCAGTCAATCCATCGGGCGAACGGCGACGATCTTGGTTACGAGCGGCATCTGCTCGACTTGCTCGATTACGGCCTGATCCTGCCCATCGGCGTCGCCAAGATCGAACCCCTCTGGGGCACGGTAGACGAAATAACCGTCGCGGCCATCAAAGCGCGGTCCACAACCGATATCCTCGTAATCATGGCCGTATTCGCGTGCCTCTGCGTCCACGATGCGGCATGCCTCGATCGGGTCGTCGGTCGCCGCTTGGCCCCACACGTAGCCGCTATTGCTGTCGATCAGGATAAGCATCGGTTCGTCTCCTCTCGTCTGATGATTGGAGACTACCTCAGGTTCATTAAGTTAGTCAATCCATCTTCCGATCACGAATTGTTACAGCCTCTTGATGGATTGACATGGTGCATGGATTGGCTTTATAGCTTTATCCATGGCAAGAGATTGGGGCTCCGAGCGTAGGCTCGATTACATCGATTATCGGATGTTGACGGCCGGAACGTTGCGTCGCGGCGACATCATGGCCGTATTCGGCGTGTCGATGCCGCAGGCAAGCGCGGATATTTCCCGCTTCCTATGCCTCTACCCCAGCGCGATCGAATATGATCGCAGGGCGAAGTATTACCGATCGGCAGACGGTTATCAGTCTCAGAGGAACCTTAATCCAGACGTCCTGCAGGCAATTGAAGCGATGGCGGCAACTGGTCATCCGATGGGATGGAGCCAGCCTAGCGCCGGGACACTGCCGCTCGTCATCGCCGCCATTGGGAGGCGCTAAGATCACGCGGGATTCCTTTCAAATCAAAACCGGCCACCGCATTCCCCCAAAACCGGCCACTTGGCTCAAATCCGGCCAGTACCCTTTGATGGCCGTTGCCGGAGTCAGTGTTGCCACGCCTACCGAGCAGAAATGATGGCAGCCCGCAAGAAACCGTCTCCGCAACCGGCGCAGCCGAAGCGCGGCCGCGGTCGCCCAAGCGCCTTCCGGCCGGAATACGTCGAGCAAGCAGAGAAGCTCTGCAAGCTCGGCGCGACCGATGTGGAGATGGCCGATTTTTTCGGCGTTTCGATCAACACGATCGGCAACTGGGCGGTGCGGCATCCGCAATTTTTGGGGGTCCTAAAGCTCGGCAAAGAGGCGTTCGACGATCGAATGGAACGCAGCTTGGCTCACCGGGGCCTCGGCTATACCTACGACGCAGTGAAAATATTCCCGCCGAAAAGGGAAGGCGGCAAGCCGGTCGTTGTGCCCTACCGCGAGCACCTCCCTCCCGACACCGCGGCAGCTTTCATCTGGCTCAAGAACCGCCGCCGGGCGGAATGGCGCGACCGGCAGGAGCATGAGCTGACCGGCAAGGACGGCGGCCCGATCAGCCTGGGTGAGCGCCTTGACCGCGCCATAGCCAAGCTCACGGAGCAATCCGGATGACCAAACCTGACCGCCTCACGATCCGCGGTCTCTCCGCCGACGATCAGGCATGGCTCGCAGCTGAATCCGACCGGCTTGGATGTGATCCGGAAAACCTGGTACGGATGATGATCCGGCAGCGGATCGGGCCGGGCACAATCGTGCAGCAGGCTGAGGTATACCAAGAGCCGGCACCACGATTGCGGACCATCTATCCAGAACTTGCGCGCGATCCCGACCCAGATGAGCCAGACGGCACGCCGCTTCCCGAGCCGGCAGCCGACCCGACCGACGAAGGATCCCTCGACGACCTGATGGCCGCCGGCCCCTCGATCCTCGACGATGCCGTCAGGACGACGCAGAGAGCCCCCGTGGCTGTGCCGGCGTTCGACCCCTTCGACCGCTTCGGGGGCCGCGGTCTGCGCTACCAGCGGCCCGCGCAGCGCCGGCAAGCGGTGGCCCGTCCCAACATGGGTGCATTCAGCGCGGGCAGCATGACGCGGCCGGTGGGTGTCAACCCCGATGTGGCGGGCGGCAACAGTTCCGGGGATGGCGTTGGCAACGTCATGCGAGACAACATGCGGCATTTCGGGCTTGTGGGGACGCAGGGGCGATGATTGGCCGGAGAGAATTGATCGGCTCGTTGGGGCTGCTGATAGCGGCGCCGGCCATCGTCAAGGCATCGAGTTTGATGCCCGTCAAGGCGATTGAGCCCGGGTTGCGGTTTCTGACGTTGGACGATTGGGCTAAGATGTTGGAGCACCGCATAGAGCGCGATCCATCGTGGCCGAACCACCCGGCAGATACCGGAATTGATCGAGTTCGGATTAATCTGCCCCGTGATTTACAGTGGAGAGTCTACTACCGTGGTGCCAATCTCACCCAATATGCATGAAGAATCCATCGAAGACCGCCTCGTCCGCACCGCCGCGGAGAACCGGCGTGATCCGCTTACGTTCACACGTCTGGCCTATCCGTGGCAGGAGCCGGGACCGCTCGAGCGCCATCCAGGTCCCGACAACTGGCAGACCGACATTCTCGGCTACATCGGGGAGAACGTGCGGCCCGGCAATCCGCTGCGCATAGCCATCGCGGGAGGCGTCGGCCCCGGCAAATCGGCGCTGATGAGTTGGATCGCGCACTGGGGCATGGCGACCTGCACGGATTGCAGAGGCCGCGTCACGGCCAACACCGGGCCGCAGCTTTCGACCGCGACGTGGCCGGAGATGACCAAATGGTTTAGCATGTCGCTGTGGGCTCGTTGGTTCGAGATCGGCGATAGGCGAATCCGCTCCGTCGAGGACGCAAGGAAGGACAGCTGGCGCTTCGACGCGCTGACGTGGGACGAGCACCGGCCCGAAGCGTTCGCTGGGTTCCATAACGCGGGCAGGAGGATTATCTACGCTTTCGACGAGGCGGCGGCGATAGCAACCGCGATCTACCGCGAGGCCGAGGGCATTCTGGCCGGCGCCGAGGACACTGAGATCATCTGGCTGTGCCTGGGGAATCCCACACGGACAACCACGCAGTTCCGCACGTTCTTTGCCGGCGGCTCAAACTCGCACCTGTGGAAATCCTGGCACATCGACACCCGCACGGCGCGGATGTCGGACAAGAAGCAGATCGAGGAGTGGATTGACAGCTACGGCATCGATTCGGATTTCGTCCGGGTCCGGGTGACGTCGCAGTTTCCCCGGTCGGGATCGACGCAGTTCATCGCGGAGGATTTGGTTGACGGCGCCGCTTCGCCGCAGCGCGATCCGCAGGTGACGATCTACGATCCGCTGACCGTCGGCGTTGACGTCGCGCGGTTCGGGGACGACAAATCGGTCATCAGGTTCAGGCGCGGGCGTGATGCGCGGACGATCGCCCCGATGAAATTCCGGGGGCTTGATAACATGCAGCTCGCGGCTCGGATCGCGGAGATTAACGAACATTACCAGCCAGACGCGATTTTCATCGACGAAGGCGGTACGGGCGCGGGCGTCGTGGACCGTTGCCGGCAACTCCAGTTGCCAGTGCAGGGCATTCAGTTCGGCGCGAGCCCGGATCGATCGATGATCGGCGACAAAGGTGCAGTCGGTTATGCCAACAAACGCGCCGAGATGTGGGGAGCGATGCGCGACTGGCTTGCGGGCGGGATGATCGATGCGGACGCGGAGCTTCGTGCAGACCTGACCGGGATCGAATACGGATACGTGCTCCGCAACGCGAAGGACGTGATCATTCTGGAGAAGAAAGAGGACATGAAGAAACGCGGTCTGTCCTCGCCTGACGATGCGGATGCGCTGGCGCTGACGTTTGCCTATCTCGTGGCACCGACGGACCATCGCAGCCGCTTGGGCAAGAAGACGCAGCATCAGGTTGATTACGATCCATTTGGCAAACTCTTTGAAAGAGTGTAAAATGCTTGAATGCTTGAGCACTTACAGGCAATCCCCCGTTCTAGAGAAGATGCTCGCCAAGTAGGCAGCAAGTGGTTCTGGCCAGGACCGTGTACCCGCGCGCATTTATCCCCGCGCTATACATCGAATGGATGTTGTTTCGAGTGCCAGTATGGCAAGCCATGGTCCGTAGAAAACAAGAACCAGAAGGCGAGGGATGCTCGCACCAAAGCCAAGGGGTTGCTGGTGTAACTGATGGATCACCCGACAGCCCTCTTCACCAACTACCGTAATGAGGGCGACCGCAAGCTGATGGCCGAGCACGTCCTGCGCACCCGCTACAATTGGGACACGCGGCCCGAAATCCTCGCGCAGGTGATCGAGGAGATATCCGGGCTCAACCATATCGGCATCGCATATCTGTACCTCGAAGCGAAGGCGGGAGCGGGCAATCAGGTTTATGCTGATTACGACGCATCGGCGTGGTCGGGGAGGTGATCGATGGGTTTCCTGATGGGCGGTTCGAGTTCAACGCCTCCCCCGCCGCCATCTCCACCGCCAGCCGCCAACCCGGCGACCTACGCCAACTCCTCGGTGCAGGCGACGGGTGCGGCGGCAAAGGCGAAGGCGGCGGCAGCATCGGGCGCAGGCTTTGATGGAACGGTGATGACCAGCCCAGAAGGCACGGGCTCCGCGCCCACGGCAACCAAGCAATTGACGGGGCAGTGACGCCCCGCGACGCAAATCCTCGCAGCCACGAGGATCAAGCGCGATGATCGTTTCCTTATCGGGACCTCCATCGGCCCCGGCGAAGCGTCATCGCTTCCCCTGGATAATCGCGCCTGGGCGTGGCTGGCCGGGTGCCGATGGAGACGGCCTGTGAAAACCTGCATCGCTTCGTTAAAGAGCGCGTCGCCCTATTCGATGTCCCGTCCGATCGTGACTGCGAAAGACGACAAGGAGGATCACCACGAGTTCGAAAAGCGAATTTGGCCCGAGCGTATCCACGTCGGAGACGATGGGATTCTTTTCATTCCCGGGATGAGCCTGAAAATGTCTCTGGATACGGCGGCTAGGTTCCTTCAACTCAAAGTGCCGGGTCGGCGCAATGCGACATATACCAAGCATTTTCTTGCTGGCGTCCTCGTGCTTGACAACGCGCCGATCGGGCTGACGAAGGCCGATGTTGAGCCGGAATGGCTTTACATGAATGCAGACGGGGTGCGCGGCTCTGGCAAACGCGTTTGGAGATGCTACCCGCTGATCAAGCAATGGGCAACGGATGTGACGTTCTACATCGCCGATGACACTATCACCAAAGAGGTGTTCGAGAAGGTCCTGGCCGAGGCCGGAAAGTTTATCGGAATAGGAAGGTTCCGCCCAGAGAAGGGCGGGTTCAAGGGGCGGTTTCAGGTGATGGAAACAGTCTGGGCGGAGGGATAACGTCACCCGTCGCAGCGCGCTGCATCGCTTCGCAGCGCGCCGCAACGCTTCGCACCGCACCGCAACGCAACGTCTACTCAGCTTTCGGCGGCCCACCCGGCGGCCCGCCGTGGGGTGAGGTGACTCACCATCCGACGCTGCGCTGCGCTGCGCGCCGCGACTTAGCGCTGCGCTCTGCCACGTATCGCGCCGCAACGCAACGAATTCTTCCCCCCCCCCAAAAAAGGCCACGCCCACATGAACATCCATAAGCTCCGACCCGACACCATCGATCCAACCGGGCAGCGATCCTTTCCTGGCATTGCGATCGAAACCAAGATGATCATCGACTATGTAGTCGAGCAGCAGCGTGCCGGTATTTTGCGGTTTCCCAGAGCCGATATCGAACAACTGATCGGCCGCCAGATTGGAGGCAATCGCCAAGGTTATCGCTATTTCGCCACCGCGCGGCGCATTCTTCTTCGGGACAAAGGCGTGCTGATCGATATCGACAGGAACGGCGACATCTTCGTCTGTTCCGACGAGCAGAAGATGCTGGTTGCTGCCCGTGACGGCAAGCGTGCCCATCGCGCCAACATTCGGCAAAGGCAAAAATTGGTTTCCGTGAACTATGACATGCTCTCGCCCGAAAAGAAGCGGGAGTGGAACGCGCGCATGTCCATCGTCGGTGCGCTAGAGCTGATGGGCAAGCCGAAAGCTATCGAGAAAGTTCAGCAGGTCATTGACGCTGCTGCGCTGCCGACAGCCAAAGTGCTGGACATTTTTGCGAAATAACCCCGCGACGCGCCGCATCGCGTCGCCACGCAGCGCTTCGCCACGCAGCGCTTCGCCACGCAACGCTTCGCACCGCAACGCAACGTTTTTAACAGCATGATCTCCGCAGACGCCATTGCCCGCTACGAGAAGGCCTCGCCGCTGCTCCTCGCCATGGAAAAGCCCATGGTGCCGGAGGAACGGCCCGAGGAGGAATCGTGGTGGCCGCAGCTTCGCGCGCACCTCGAAGCCCGCCTGATGATGGCGCGCTCCTGGCGGTTCTCCTGGCTCGAGCACTGGGCGTTGATCGCGCAGTACCTCAATCCCCGCCGGTCGCTGTGGCTTTCTCAGGGAGGAATGGATCAGCCCGTGCCCAACAGCATGGTGCGCGGCCTCCCGATCAACCAGGCGATCGTCGACCCGACCGCGACGTATGCGTTGCGGGTAGCGGCGGCCGGGCTGATGTCAGGGCTGATGTCTCCGAGCCGTCCTTGGTTCAAGCTCGGTCCCGGCATCCGCGACTTCCAAATGGACCGCCCAGCGCAGCTTTGGTACGAGGAGGTGGAAGATCGCGTCTACACCGTCATGGCCGAGTCGAATTTCTACGACATGGCCGCGCAAATGTTCGAGGACCTGCCTGCTTTCGGCACAGGTCCGATGCTCCTCTACGAGGACGACGAGGACATCATCCGCTGCTACGCGCCGGTAGTGGGCGAATACTATCTGCTCGTCGGGTCGTCATTCCGTCCCGAGGGGCTGTATCGGCTCTATGTGCTGACTGTTGCCCAGATCGTCGAGGAGTTTGGCCTCGACAACTGCCCGCAGGACGTTCAATCGCTATGGATGCAGAAGGGCTCGTCGCTCGAACGCGAAATCATGATCGCCCACGCGATCGAGCCGAATTTCGAGATCCAGAAGCCGGGCGACCCCAAGCCATATGGCAAGGTCAGTGGGGGCTACGCGTTCCGTGAGGTCTATTGGAAATGGGGTGCGGCAAGCGAGCGTCCGCTTTCCATTCGTGGGTTCAAGGAGCTTCCCTTCATCGCTCCGAGATGGTTTGTCAACGGCAACGACCCCTACGGCCGTTCCGTGGGAATGGACAACCTCGGCGACATCATGCAGCTCCAGCAGGAGACAAGGCGCAAGGCCGAATTGCTGGAGAAGATCGTCAGGCCCCCGCTCAACACCCCGATCGAGCTGAAAAACCAACCCTCCTCGATGCTGCCAGGGCACAACAACTATGTGTCCGACACGTCGAAAGGGATGAAACCGATTTTCGAGATCAATCCCCAGGCGCTTCAGGGGATCACGGTCGACATCCAACTGATCCAGCAGCGCATCAAGTCTGGCTTTTTTAACGATCTGTTCCTGATGCTCGCGACCGCTACCAAGGACATGACGGCGTTCGAGGTGGCGCAACGGCAGCAGGAGAAGCTACAGGTTCTCGGACCGGTGATCGAGCGTTTCCAGAACGAGGGGGCGGGCCCTGCCATCCGCCGTGTCCTCTCGATCATGGCGCGCAAGAAGCTGCTTCCGCCCCTGCCGCGGTCTCTTCTCGGCGTGCCGATGAAGATCGAATATGTGTCGCTCCTTGCGCTGGCGCAGAAGGCAGTAGCGACCGCCGGAATCGAGCGCATCGCCGCCGTGGTCAGCAAGATCGCCCCGCTCAAGCCGGAGATCATGGATACGCTCGATTGGGATGAGTTGGTCGCGGAATACGGGGACCAGCTCGCGGTGAGCCACAAGATCCTCAACGACGAACAGTCGATTGCACAATTGCGCCAGCAGCGCCAGCAGCAGATGGCCAAGGCGCAGGCGGATCAGGCAGCGCAGCACACGGTGCCCGCGCTTGCAGGAGCCGCCAAGGATGCCTCGCAGATCGACTTGGGCGGCGGCATCAACGCAGCGCAGATGATGTACGGGGCTATGGGCGGAGTTCCTGGCGGGGCTGGTGGCGGGCAGCAGGGAGCCCAGGCGGCATGAGCGATCAACCTACCGAATCCCCGGATCTCGACCCCGAGTTCACCCCGATCGAGAACGTCGAGCGGGACAAGCGCGGCTCGCCGATGAGCGAGCTTGAATCCTGGGAGCGTGTGATCGAGGGCCTGAAGCTCGCGTCGGATGGCGCGCGGCACATGACGCGCCACCGCGACCGGGATACCTGGAACCGGCTGGCGATCTATTTCGACTCGTTGCGCAAGGCGGTGATCAAGGATGGCGGGTTTGACCGCCCGTCCGATGCAGCGCTCTCGACAGAGAAATGGGGCGGGACAGGCATCTCTTACAGCGATGCGCTGGGCCGCGTCATGACCGGGCTGCGAGGGGCGTCCGCAGGGGCAAAGCAAATCTCGCTCGGCCAGCGGATGGACCTGCGCTGGACGCAGTACGCCGAGCAGTTCGAGCGGCTGCGCGACAAATGCCGGGAGATCGCAATCCAGCAGTCTCCGCTGCGCACTGACGCGGGATGGCGGACGAGCGGGCTGGTCGTGCCGGCGAGAATGCATTGACCGACGAAGATCGCACCGCCGCGCGCCGCGCCGGAGAGCCCGAGCGATGGGACGCGGAGGTGTTAACCTCCCTGATGAGCACGCCGCAGGGCCGCTTCTGGTGCGAGCGCCTGCTCGAGTTCTGCGGCGGAGGCCGTGCGGTCTACCACTACGACGGCGACGCTCTGGGCATGGCGGCCCGTTCCGGCAAAATGGAAGTGCTGGACTGGATGGAGACCCAGCTTCAAACGCATTGCCCGGACCTCTACCTGCGCATGGTGCGCGAGCGCCGCGAGCGGATCCTCCGCGCCAAGGAAAAGGCGGATCGCGAGGAAGCGCGCCGTGCCGCGAAGGAACGCAGCGGATTTGATCAGGAAGGGATTGCCGTGAGCGCCGTCGAAGAGATGGCCGACCAGCAATTGTTTGACGAGCAGAAGCGCGCCGAGGCCGAAGCGAAGGCCAGGGCGAAGACGAAACCCAAGGAATAGCGCATGCCTCCAAACATGATCGGCGCCGTATCCTCGCCGGCGCTGATGGCGGCCAACGGTGTCGAAGGCGGAGGTCCTCCCGCCACGCAGACAACCGAGGCTGCCCCGGCCGCAGCTTCGGGCGCCAACGGGGCTGCGGCCGCCGCTTCCGCTGAGACTCCCGTTGTCGAGACGCCTGCTGCGGCAGCGCCGTCTCCTGCTGCGACCGAGACGGCCGCCCCTGCGGCACCGGCAACGCCAGAGCCGCCCAAGAACGAATTTGCGCCGACGCTGCTCGAAGAAGCCGCGGCCAAACCGACCGACGCCAAGCCGGAAGAAAAGCCCGGCGAGGCAAAGGAAGCAAAGCCAGACGGCGAGAAGAAGCCCGACGGCGAAGCGAAGCCCGCGGAAGCCCCCGGCGAGACGCCTCCGGCTCCGACCTACGAGTTCACCTATCCCGAGGGCATCAAGCCAGAGGATGTCAGTTCGGAACGCATGACGGCCTTCACCTCTCTGCTTGGAGAGGGAGAAGATCGGGTAACACCCGCCAAGGCTCAGAAGCTGCTCGACCTGCATCTCGCGGAGGTGGGACAGGTCGCCCAGAAGCTCGCACAGAAGCAATGGGACGTGTTTCAGGAGCAGCAGCGCGCAGCCAAGGAGCAGGTGCTTTCCGATCCCGAGCTTGGCGGATCAAGACATCAGACCGCCATCCGGGAAATCATGTCGTTCATCGAGCAGTTCGGCGGGACGGCAGAGGAGCGCAAACAACTGTTTGACGATTTCCGCGCAACGGGAATCGCCAACCGCGTTTCGCTCCTGCGCATGCTGCGGAGGGCCGGCGTTGCTCTCGCGAGAGAGGGTGCTCCCCACTCGGCTCCGCCGCCGCGCTCGCCCGCGCCTACCAGGCAACAGCGGCAGCTTGCCCGCTACGAGAAGACGACGCCGGCTGCCGCCGGCTGAGTCTGCGCCTGATGGAACCATGAATCCGGCCGCGTCGTGAGACGCCGCCTTTCCCCGCGCCCGTCGTGAGACGCGCGCTTTCCCTGAGCGTGGCCGCGCGCCGCGCCTGATGGAGTAACGGCCATCGCCTATCTCACGCTCGCCGATTGGGCCCGCCGCGTCGGTCCCGACGGCAACATCGACGACATCGCCGAGCTTCTTGCCCAGTGCAACGAAATCTTCGACGACATGCTCATCCGCGAGGGCAACCAGCCCTTGGGACACACTGGAACGGTTCGCACCGGACTGCCCCAGGGCACGTGGCGCAACTTCTACCAGGGCGTTCAGTTCACCAAGTCGACCACGGCGCAGATCACCGACACGATCGGTGAATTGGTCGCCTACTCGCGGGTGGACCGCTCGCTCGCCGAGTTGGATGGCCAGATCGCCGAGACGCGACTGACCGAGGACAATGCCCACCTCGAGGGCCTCAGCCAGCAGATGGCCACTACCGCCTTCTACGGCAACGAGGCCGTGACGCAGGCGCAGTTTACGGGACTTGCCCCGCGCTACAACACAATCAGCACGGCCAATGCGCAGAACGCGGTCAACGTGCTCAGTGCCGGCGGCTCCGCCTCGGCCAACACCTCGATCTGGCTGTGCTGCTGGGGAGAGCAGACCGGCTTCGGCTTTTACCCGAAAGCCTCCAAGGCCGGGCTGACCTTCGAGGACAAGGGCGATATCCGTCCCGGCTTCGACGTCAACAATCGGGAATTCGAGGCCTTCACCTCGTTCTTCATGTGGAAGATGGGCGTCCACATCAAGAACTGGCAGTTTTTTGCGCGCATCTGCAACATCGACACGACGACCGCCGGGCTTGCCGGCGCAACCCCGCCCGACCTGTTCGCGATGATGAACAAGCTGCTCTACCGCATGCCCACGTCGGGCCGGCGGATGAGCGGGATTACCAAGGTCGACGCGCCCAACCAACCGTCTCCGGCGATTCGCCCGGCGTTCTACTGGAATCGCACTTGCGCCCAGTATGCGGCGATCCAGGCCATCCGCGACAAGAACGTGCTGCTCAAGCCGACCGAGTACGAGGGCCAGCCGATCCTGGAGTTCCGGGGCGTGCCGCTGCGCGTCTGTGACGTGATCCTCAACACCGAATCGACGCTGACCTAGGCTCTGGCAAACTCGCCATAGAGCGTCTTCGCCGCCTCAAGATAAGCGGCGCTGGCCTCTTCAGGAGAATCGAACAGACCGAGATGGCGGAACTTACGATTTACGCAAATGTACGCGCGCCATTTTCTGTTTGCGGCAAGCCATCCCACACCCTTGCGGCCAGACTTGCTGTTCTTTTGAGGTCTCCTGTTCTGCATGTTCTGCCCCTTCGTCGCGAGCCGAAGGTTGGACCAGCGGTTGTTCATCCCGTCCATGTCTGCATGGTCAATGAACGAGTCCGGCCACTCGCCGGTCATGTAGAGCCATGCGAGACGGTGCAAGCTATAGGTCCGTCCGTCAAGAGTGATGGCCAAGTAATCACTTTTACCACACGCGGGCGTAAAGCGGGTTCCGGCTACAATTCCCGCAGGAATGCGCTTTCTTCCACCGTGAACAACCCTCCAGGTAAACACTCCGGTATCGGGGTCGTACCGAAGAAGCGATCTCAGCCGATCGGCGCTTATTTGCTCTTTGGCCATTCAATGGCTCCTGTGCAGGTGGATACTGCAAGGTTGTAGCAAATAGCCGATCACATAAAAAGGGAGTACGTGTCATCCAGACCGACGGAAACTTGCTGTTTACTGGTGGAAACACTGGATCAGCACAAGCAATCACCTCCACCGCCGTCCGCTCCACCGGGATCTTCGATCTCGGCACGGGCCTCATGAACACCGGCACCACCTATTCGGCGCCGGTCGTCTCCGGCGGCGGCTTCCTGCTCAATGCGGCGCTGCTGTTCGGCGAGGACCTGGGGCCGGGCGCGCAGCGTCTGCGCCTGCTCGCCATCATCGGCACGGCGTTCACCGGGGGCACCTCGCTTAACATCCAGATCCAGGGCGCGCCGGATGCCTCGGGAGGCACTTATCCGGCGAACCTGTCGGGCCTGACGTGGGTCACTTATGTGGAGACCGGGGCCATTCCGACCGCTGATCTCGCCACGGCCGCGGCTGCCGGCGTGATCCCGTCGAAGAGCATCATCACGCTCCCCGACTTTCCCGACCGCTTGCTGACCACGGCGCTGCCGCGGTTCATCTCGCTCAACTACGTGCCGGCGGGCACGTTCTCGGGAGGGGCGATCTCCGCGGCGGGCGTGTTCCTCGGCAAGCCCGATTTCAACGTGGGCATGTACCCCGGCGGCTTCGTGGTCGCGGCGTAACGGAGGCCCTGATCCATGTCGAACGTCGAACCCAACCGGAAAGCCTCGCCGGCCGCCGCCGACGAGGAAATCCGCGCGCTGCGCGCCGAGCTTGCAAGGCGCAACCACCACATCGCCGCGCTCGAACAGGCGACCGGTGGCCTGACCGTCCTCGAGCCGGAGGAACGGCCGGTCTACGAAATGCTCGAGCCGTGGTTCTCCCCCGATTGCGTCTACTACCCCACGGGCGCGCAGGTGGAGGACATCACCGGGACCATCGTTCCCAACGAGCACATGGTGCCGCTCAACGCCGCGGCCGAAGCGCGGATGATGGAATATCTGTCCGCACTGCCGGATTCGGGGACGCTGCCACGCGACCTTCTCATCGAGGCCGCGATGCAGATCAGGCCGCGGGAGGGGGACGATCCCCGCCTCGTCGCGGAGTACCACGGCCGCGTCGTCGAGCGCGCGATGGAGCTCAAGTACATGCGCGAGGGCCGCATCAAGCCCGGTCCTGGCGAGAAGCCTCCGGTGCGCATGCCGGTCAGGCTGCCGACCAAGCCGGGCCACGTGCCGGTTATGGCGAACGTGCGCATCCGAGAGGTGCACCAGGAAGATCGGTTTGGCGGCTACCGTGACCGGTTCATGCCGGGTACGCTTCCGCAACGTCCCGCCAATGTCACGAGGCAACGCGCTCCTGCCCAGTCGGCTGCGGAGAAATCCGCGCCGGTCATGGGCACGGTGGCGAGCCAGCCGCTCGGCAATGTCGGGCCGGGCGTCACCGCACCATGAAACGCACCGTCGCCGCCATCCTCAACGCCGCGTGCGTGATCGCTGTCGGGGCGTGCATTACCCTTGCCGCGCTCACGCTCGTCCGCGCCCAGAACAGCACGGTCAACGTTCTCACAACGTTGCTCGGCAGCGAGCTGATCCAGGCGCAGTCCCCGACCAACACGACGGCGGCGATCGCCTACACGACGGTTGCGAGCCTGCGCGACGGCCGGGACTACCTGATATCGGTGCCGACGACCGGGGGCACCGTCACCATGACGACGCTTCAGTCGGCGCTCATCCTCAATCCGGCCGGCGGCCTTTCCACATTGACCGTGGTGCTGCCGCCGACCGCGACCGACGGCAAGACGGTGACGATCTTCTCCACCCAGAACGTCACGACGCTCACCATGTCGACGTCGAACGGGGCGACGATCAATCAGCCGCAGACATCGCTCACTGCGAACTCGGCGGCCCAGGCATGGGTCTACAGCCTCGCCAATACCGCCTGGTACAGGTTCATGTGATGCCGCCCGTATCAGAAAAGCAGCGGCGCTTCATGCGCTATGCCGCCGCGAACCCCAAGGAAAGCGGTGTGCCCAAGTCTGTGTCCAAAGAGTTCAATGATGCGGATCCTGGCGGGAAGCTCCCCGCGAGCAAATCTGACCAGCAGCGCATGAGCGGGCGCTACAAGCAGAAAGGAATGTGACAAATGGCAGGGCCATATCAGACGACCGCCGGTTACGGCGTCGCGGGCGTCCAGACCACCGCAGGAGGTGCCGTTGCCGCCCTCGTCAACACCATCGATGACATGGTGGTGCTCTACCCCGTCCTCAATCCGGCCGGGGCCGTCTCGCAGTTTTCCATCGACCCCTCGACCCAGCCGGCGGGGACCAACACGCCGGGCCTTGCCGCCATCCTCATCGAGCTGCGGGTGATCACCCAACTGTTGCTGATGTCGCTCAACTCTCCGGCTCCGCCAAACAACATCGACGTGCAGCAGATCCGGGCGTCGGAAATGTTCGACATCAACCCGACCACCGGCTTCCTGTGAGCTGGATTTCCCAGCGTTCCAGTATGCGTACCAAGTAAGCGTATCCCGTCAACACGGCCGCGTCGTGACGACGCCGCCCATCCCATAGAGGGAAACTCGCAATGTCCACCATTCAGATTGCTGTCGGCGCCCCGTCCACGACTTCGAACGCGGACGGCATCGCGGCCACCATGCTCGGCGGCAAGTCCGCGGAAGGCATCGTCGCCGAACTGCACGGCAAGTGGTACACCGCCGCCTACCGCGGCCGCGTGTTCTGCGCGCCGACGCTGATCGCGGGCGTAACCATTCCGGTCAACACGACGACCGCCGCAACCTACATCATCTGGAACCCGGTCGGCAGCGGCGTCAACCTGGAGATGATCTCGCTCAACGTCGCCTCGCTAGCGGCCGGCACCGTCGGGTCGCTGCTGGCTTCGGTCGCGACCCAGACCCCGACCTCGCCGACCCTGCTTACCCCGATTTCCGTGCCGGTCGGCGCGGGCGGCACCGCGCAGGGCAAGGTCGCGACCGCCGCAACCATCACCGCAGTCACGACCCACATCCCGCTGCAGCAGGTCCAGACCACGACCGGCGGCTCGGCGATGCCCAACTACCGCTTCGACGGCGAGCTGGTCGTCGCGCCCGGCGGCATGATCAATCTCGTGTCGAATCCGGTGCAGACGGCGGTCGCCATTCCGTGCTGGTTCTGGGCGGAATGGCCCGTCTGACGACGGAGAGATAACCAGACAATGAAGGTCGCTGTCTGCATACCGGTCAAGGCCGGCATCCACCCTTACGCGATGGCATCGCTCACGGCCATGCTCCTGACCGCTCGGGGGCAGGGCCACATGGCGGCGCTGCTGACGACGGACCACTGTCCCGTCGCCAACGCCCGCAACGATCTTATCCGCAAGGCGATGGCAATGGATCCCGATTGGATCCTGTGCGCAGACAGCGACCATACCTTCCCGCCTGACGCGCTGCTGCGTCTGATGGCTCATGACAGGGACGTGGTGGCCACGTTCTACCCGGCCCGCAAATATCCCCATACGGTCATCGGGCTGCTGGTCGATCGCGGGGCTCCGCCGCGCGGAATGCAGCGTGCAAAGCAGTTCGGGATGGGCCTCGTTTTGCTGCGCCCGAACGTGTTCAAGCGCGTTCCGTTCCCGTGGTTCTATTATCAGTATGGTGTCGAGCAGCCCACCCCGGACAATCCCGAGGGCTACGTGTCCGAGGACATCATGTTCTGCCGCAACCTGATGGCGAGCGGGGTGGAAGCCTGGGCGGATCTCGATCTCTCCTACCAGATCGGGCACATCTGCGAGACCGTGGTCAAGATCGAGCTTCCCGGCGAGATGGCAGGGAGCCAGGGGATCGCCGCATGATCCGCGATCTGATGACCGTTGCAAGTGCGATGGGGCCGCGCATCGAGTCCGTAATGTATGACGCGGTGCAGGACGGCAAGCCGCGCGGTGGGGGCTGCGAGGAAACCGTCCGGTATTTCGGCGACAACCTCGAAGCCGCCCATGCCATCTGCGCGCCGGTCGTTGTCGCACTCGACGGCATGATCCCTGGTTTCAAGGGCTGGATCGAGTTCACCGGGTTTGCCGACGACAAGCTCATGATGGTGGCGCTGATGAATATCGCCCACGAGCTTGCCAAACGGCCGCGACCGGCGGACGCGCGCATGCGTCCCGATCACATCCCGGCGCCAAGGTTCATGTGAGAGGAGCAACCCCAATGTCTGACGTCAAGGAAGCCCTGAAGGACTCGACCGCCGTACCCCATCCGCAGCCTCCGCTGGTGCCGCCCGACATGATCCGCAAGGCCGAGGAATTGTTGGCCGAGGTCAAGGTGGGGCGTATCTCTTCATTTGCCGCGATCACCGTCTCTCCCCGCGGTGAGATCAAGTGGCCAGGCTTCGGCATGCAGATCGGCGAGATGTTCCTAGGCGCCAGCCTGTTCCAGGATCAGCTCAAGAACATCATCATGAACGCCGCCAAGTCCGGCATCATTCGGCCCGGATGATTCTACCGCTTGCAGCCGCGTCCCTTCCCTCTGCACTTGGAACTGCAGAATTTTGCGGTAGAAACAAGAGAAGGTCGGACGTATCGCTGCGTCCCACACTTTACACAAGCGATGGTAATTCCAAATCGCTGTCGTGGAATACGGATAAATCTCTCTATTGTTGGGTGCTCGTCCGCGTGGCACCCAGCGCACAATACTTCGATGTTCTCTGCAGTTGTTCTTAGTTCAGGATAGTGCGCGTGTTGCCTGATGTGGTGTCCTTGTAGTTGATCGGCACCACCACAACGTTGACATGCGCCGATTTTCCTTACCTGTTCTTTAATGAGACGTCGGGTGGCATGAGCGCGTTCGGCGATACCTCCTTTCCAATTGGGATGGCTTGACCCCTTTGGCATGGCACCCTTGCGGCGGCAGGCTGGTGAGCAATACTGCATCTTTCCCGCCCTATGCTTTGCCCGCTGGAAGGCCGCGCCGCACTCCTTGCACACTGCAGAGACCAGTGTCGGAGGGGTTTTAGGTTTTGCTACCAGAGCGCAACGACGCGAACACGAAGTGGTTACGCCCCGCACGTGAGCTTTTGGTCGCCAGAACTGTGTTCCACAGACCGAGCAGGTCAATTCAACAGAGCCGCGCTCGGATGAGAGTTTACGTTGGAGACGTGCCATGCCGAAATCCAAATGGATCAAGAGTGCCATTAAACCAGAACATAAAGGCGCCTTCAAAGCGAAGGCCGAGGCCGCCGGCAAATCGACCCGCGAGTTTGCGGCGGAGCACGCGGGCGATTCCGGCACGCTCGGCAAGCAGGCTCGTCTCGCCCAAACGCTGATGGGCATGCACAAGTCGAAATCGCGCGATGAGCGCAAGAAAGGCCGCTACGGAGGCTGAAATGGTTGATCGCTCGCAGCGCTACAAGGATTCGCCCAAGGGTACCGAGGCGGCCAAGAAGATCGCAGAGAAGACGGCGGGCGGCAAGGACGCTCCGCACGCCGACAACCCGGACAAGGCCGGCAAGGTTGGCGAGGATCCAGGCCCGAGTGCAGGGCGGGATTCCACCTGGGGTGTGGTCGCCGACCGCCACAAGCGCGAGCACGCCGACATGACCAAACGCCATTCCGATGAGCATGTCAGCGTATCGGAACGCCATACCAAGGAGGCGAGGGACATGATGGCCCGCCACCACAAGGAAATGGCGGATCACATGGAAAGCGCCGCAGCCGGGAAGGTGGATGCGACCGCCGGATCTCCCAAGGAACTTGGCACCGCGAAGAGCGAAGGCAAGGCGGGGGCCGAAGTCTGATGGCCCACTTTCAGAGCATGGTGTCGATGGCGCGCGGGCCGGACGACATCAAGAAAGAGTTGCCCGCGCCGACCGGAACGGAACTCGGGCCGGTCTACCCCTACGGTCTCGCCCTATCGCTCACGGACAAGGAACTGGACAAGCTCGACATGGACGAGTTGCCAGAGGTGGGGGACACGATCCATCTCTGTTGCTTCGCTAAGGTCACATCCGTTTCGCAACACGAGGAGACGAGCACGGACGGCCAGATGTCCAAGCGCCGCCGCGTCGAACTCCAGATCACCGATATTGCTGGTGAGGACGAGGACGAAGAGAACCGGATGACCTCGGAAGAACGCGCGGAGCGGCGCTATGGATGACAGGACTGCCCTGCGCGGCGTCATCGCCGGAACGTTCCTGGCCGGGATATGGATCGCCTGCCTCCTCGGACTGGCGCGCGCCGATCCGGTCTACCAGAGCCAAACCTACGCCTGCACGCACGCAGCCCAGACCGCCGGGACAGCAGGCACGATCCAGCTTGTTGCGTCATCCGGATCGATCGCGCAGATCTATGTCTGTGGGTGGGACGTCGTGGCAACCGCTGCGGCGACGTGGCAGCTTGAATACGGAACCGGCGCGACCTGCGGCAGCGGCACCACGACCATCACCCCCGCGTTCAGCCTTGCCGCCAACGGCATCTTCATCGAGCCGCACTTCTACTACGACGGCATTCCCGCGGTCCCGAACGGGAACAATCTCTGCGTCGTGATCGGCGGGACGGGTCCTGCTCCCACCATTCTCTACTATTCCCAGTTCTGAGGACGTGGGTGCCGACGAGAAGACATGACCCGCAATGACATCCGCTGTCCCCGATCCGGTCACGCTGTGCAACCTTGCTCTTTCTCAGATCGGCTCCCGCGCACAGGTGACATCGATCAATCCCTCGGATGGGACGGCCGCAGGGGATGCCTGCTCGCTGCTCTACCAGCCGACCGTGGACGCCTTCGCGCGCGCGGCTCATTGGAACTGCCTGCGCTTTACGACGGGCACCAAGGCGGGCCAGCCACCGGCTCCGCTGACCTTGCTCAAGGCCGCTGCCGGCACGCCTGAGAACGTCAACGGCTCGACACTCCCCGTCCCGCCTATCCGATGGCTCTACGAGTACGAGCTTCCCTCCGACTGCCTCAAGGCGCGCTTCCTCGTCCCGCAGATCACTCAGCAGGCCCTCAACCCGCCGCTCACGACCGGCACCACGACGTTCCTTCCTGCCTCCGTCGGCAATTGTGCCATCCCATTTGTTGTGGCTGCGGACCTTGATCAGAGCGGCAACGAGATCCAGGTGCTGCTCACCAACATCGGCACGTTTCTCGCCGGGCCTCCGGCCCTCGTCTATACCAAGCGGCTGCAGAACATCGGGCTATGGGATTCGCAGTTCCTGATGGGCGCAAAATCGGCCCTCGCGGCGTGGCTAGTCAATCCGCTCAACTGCTCGTCGGCGATGATGCAGCAGGCGATGGGGATCGCCAAGGTGATGCTCGACGCCGCGCGGATTTCAGACGGCAACGAGGGACCGACCACTTCGGACCACGAGGCTACGTGGATTACCGCACGATACGGCGGGCGCCTGCGCCCGCATGGGCTCTACATCGCGCCATATGACGCGTTCGGTTTTCCTGACGGGATTTCCTACTAGGAAAGGAAACATTCATGATCGGCATGGCAGGCATCGGTGTTGTCGGGTTCCACGGCGTGAGATGATCGGAGCATTTCTCCAAGCCCATGTCGATCACCTTCGGCAAGACGTCGTTCGCCGCGGGCGAACTATCCCCGGCGCTGTGGGGACAGACGGAACTATCGAAGTTTAAAATTGGCTGCTCGACGCTCCGCAACATGTTCGTCGGCATCCGCGGCGGCGCGTACAGTCGACCCGGAACGAAATTCTGCGGGCAGGCATTCCAGCCAGCCTTTCCCGGCGTGGCGCCGCCGCGGCTGATCGCGTTCCAGTTCAAGACCGATCAGGGCTACATCATCGAGCTCGGCAACTTTTACGCCCGATTCATCGCCAATGGGTCCTACATCACGGACACGCCGATCGCACTTTCTGGAGCCACCCGGGCAAACCCTTGCGTGCTGACGGTGCCGGGCCACAATTACGCCAACGGAGATTGGGTGGCGATCTCCGGCGTGCAGGGGATGACGCAACTCGACGGCCAGACATTTGTTGTACAGAACGTGTCGGGCAATTCGTTCTCGCTCACTGACACCTTTGGCAACCCGGTTAATTCCCTTCCTTTCACGGCCTATACAGGTGCAGGAACGGCCGCCCGCATCTATACGATCGCAACCCCGTGGGCGGATGACGATCTCGACTATCTCAAGTTCACGCAATCCGCCGACGTGATGACGCTCACGCTGTCCAATCCGATATCCGGCAACGAGTACGTGCCGCAGGATCTGGACCGTCTCGCGGCAAACAACTGGTCGCTGGTGGCGGAAAGCTATTCCGCCTCGATCAACCCTCCGGCCTCCTGCACGGCGACACCGACTACCCTTGTCTCGAGCCTGTCGAGCGCCAACAACGCGCCGGCTGCCCAGTACGCCTACTGCGTCACGGCGATTGACGGGCAGACCGGCCAGGAATCGATTGCTTCTCCGATCGGCTACACCCCGAACAGCTCTTCGAGCGCGGCCTCGGTCGACATCTCGATCACCGCCGGATCGGTCAACGTTACATGGCCTGCGGTGCAGGGAGCAGCGAGCTACAACATCTACAGGGCGCCGGCCGCAGTCTGGAACACCGGTTCCTCTGGAACCGCCACGCCGCAGAGCGTGCCGATCGGATCGTCATTCGGGTATATCGGCTCATCCTACGGTACCCAGTTTTCCGACGACAATATCGTTGCCGACTCCACCCAGACCCCGCCGTTGCATCTCGATCCGTTTGCCCCGGGCCAGATATTGAGCGTCGGCGCCATCCCGCAAACCGGCACGTTCACACAGTCGACCACAACCGCGAGCATCACCACATCCACAGGATCCGGCGCGGTCATCCTTCCAGTCGTGGTCAACTCGCTGGTGGCCGCCGCCATCGTCGTCAATTCGGGACAGAGCTACACTGCCGCCGATACGGTCACTTTCACCGATTCGAGCAGCCATAACAGCGTGACTGCGACCCTCGACGTCGGCCCGCAATCAGGTAACTACCCAGGCGTCGTCTTTTATTTTCAGCAACGCCGGGGCTATGCGGACTCGCTCAATGACCCGGACACCTACTGGCTTTCCCAGACAGGGGCCTACGCCAACATGGACGCGGCGGACCCGCCGCTCGATTCCGACGCGGTGACGGGAACACCGTGGGCGCAACAGGTCAACGGCATCCAATGGGCGGTGCCGATGCCCGCCGGCCTGCTCATTGGAACGGGGCTTGACGCATGGATTCTGGAGGGCTCCTCCGGCCCCGCCACCGCGGTCACGCCGTCATCGCAGAATGCCGTGCCGCAGGAGACCAACGGCTTCGCTCCAACCGTCCCGCCGATCAAGATCAACTATCAACTGCTGTTCGTCCAGGCGCTCGGCTCCTATGTCCGGGCGCTCAACTATAACTATTTCACCAACACCTATGCGGGAGATGACCTCTCCGTTCTCTCCAATCACCTTTTCGACGGCCGGCAAATCCTGCAATGGGCATGGGCGCGCGAACCCTACAAGATCATCTGGGCGGTGCGCGACGACGGGATCCTGCTATCGCTGACGTACCTCAAGGACCAGGAGGTCATCGGCTGGGCGCGGCATGATACCAACGGAGAGGTGATATCGATCGCAACAGCCTCCGAGCCGCCGGTCGATGCGGTCTACATGGTTGTGCGCCGCTTTATCCAGGGCAAGGGCCGTTACGCCTACTACGTCGAGCGCATGGACAACCGCATCTGGGATAACGTGGAGGACGCCTGGTGCGTCGATGCAGGCCTCTCCCTGCTGCTGTCCACGCCCAGCGCCACGCTCTCGGCAAGCTCCGCGACGGGCGATCCGGTGATGGGAACGCCGGTCCTCATTAACGGCGGACAGAATTATTCCGCTGGGACGCAGTACGTGGTGACGGACCCGACCGGAGGCGGTGCGACATTTGCTCTTACGATCTCCAGCGGAGCGATTACCCAGGTCGTGCCGGTCAATCCTGGCTCCGGCTACACCAACCCCACCGGGCAATTCGTCGATCCGCTCGGAACCGGGAGCGAAGCCGTCGCCAACCCGGTGATCGTCGATCAGGTGATGTTCACGGCCGACCAGCCAGTGTTCATCGGAGCCGTTCCCGGTCAGATCGTCCGCATGGGTGGCGGCAAGGCGCAAGTCACCTCGGTCATCTCCTCCACGCAATTGCTCGCTGACATGCTCATCCCGATTACGGCGGTCACGCCGGACGATCCGACGAATACGCCGCTTCAGGCCGGGCCAGGGGACTGGACGTACAGCCAAGCCGTGAGTTCGGTTTCAGGATTGAACCATCTTGAGGGAATGCAGGTAACTGGCCTCGCGGACGGCGCGGTGATCCCACCTACCACGGTCGTCAACGGCGCGATCACGCTGCCGTTTCCCGCGACCGCGGTGACGGTGGGCCTTGGTTTCCAGGCGCAAGTGCAGAGCCTCCCCGCAGAAATCCCCGGACAGCCGACCATCCAGGGCAAGCGCAAGAAAATCTCGGCGGTGACGGTGCGTCTTGAAAAATCCCGCGGCGTCAAGCTCGGCTCGGACCAGCCAAATGCCTCCCAGATGGAGAACTACGCGCCTGCCCCATGGGGCTCTTACCCCTATGGCAAGATGAACGAAATCCCGGAGATCCAGAACCAGATCGGATCGGGCTCCTATATCCCGTTGTTTACGGGAGACCGGCGTATTCCGATCGACGGGGACTGGAATTTGGTCGGATGGAGTGCGGCGCCCGGGATGGCGGCGGCGCAACAGGACTATCCGCTGCCGATGACGATCCTGGCGTTTGATCCAGAGATCAGCGTCGGGGACAACAACTCGCCGCCGTGAGGCTACTATCCATGTGCGGGTGGCAGGCGGTCGAATTCGGCGGCGTCATCCATGTCCTGCCCGTGAGCGATCTCAGGCCACACACTCTCGACGATCGCTGCTGGTGCGGCCCGGACAATGACGAGGGCGTGATCGTCCATCACAGCATGGACGGCCGCGAGGCTGGCGAGAACGGAAGAAAGCAGCATTGAGGATCAGATGACCTGCAGGACCTGTACCGCAAGCTACATGAACGACGGCGTGCTCGAATGCCGGCGCCATCCGCCGCAGGCGACCGCAGTGTCGGATTGGCGCAACACGCGCCAAAACGAGACGGGGGAAATCCACCGGGAACGCGAATGGACGATCTTCACCTATTTTCCACGCATCTCTCCCGATGACCATTGTGTCGAATACATCCATCAGATGTGAGGTGCGCAATCGTCCCTGCCACGATCGCCCATGTGTACGCGCTTGCGCGCGAGATGAGAGCGGACGACAGGGCAGAGGCTATCGCGCTTGGCGCCGATCCGCGGAGGCTCCTGCGCATGACTTTCCGCCATTCCCTGTTTGCCGGAACCGCGTTTGTTGACGGCGAGATTGCGGCAATGTGGGGGCTCTGTGCGGACATGCTTTCCGATTGCGGTGAGCCGTGGCTTGTCACCACCAATGCGGTAGAGGCAATCCCCGTGACATTCGTGCGCGAGGGAAGGAGGCAGGTTGCCCGGATGCTCGCTGTCAAGCCGCGGCTCGAGAACATGGTGGCGGCTCGCTACCAGCGTGCGGTGCGCTTTCTCGAAGTCCTCGGATTTGTCGTCGATCCACCGCGGCCATTTGGCCCCAGGCAGGAGGTTTTCCGACGGTTCCACATAGGAGCCGCCTGAATGGGCCTCTCCACGGCTCTTCTTGGCCTTGGCCTTGCCGGCGCTGGCGTCTCCGCGTTCGGCCAGTACGAATCCGGCCAAGCCACCTCGCAGATGGCTGCCTATCAAGCGCAGGTCGCGCAAAACAATGCCGCTATCGCTCAACAGAACGCGGCCTGGGAAGCGGGAGCGGGCGAGTCTCAGGTTGCCGCCGAGGGGATGAAGACCGCGGCGAAGGTCGCCTCGACCAAGGCGGCGCAGGGGGCATCCGGCGTCGATGTCAACACGGGTTCCACCGCCGCGGTGCGCACAGCCGAGACGGAACTGGGTGCGCTCGACGCAATGACCATCCGCTCGAACACGGCGAAGAAAACATATGGCTACGAGGTCGCGAGCGGGAGCGACATCGCGCAGGCTGGCCTGCTGACTCAGGAAGGTTCGCAGGCGACGACCGCGGGAGATATCGGGGCGATGGGGACCCTGCTTTCCGGCGCTTCGAGCGTTGGGTCCAAATACGCCAACTGGTCGCTCGGATCATCAAACAAGCCGCTGAACCTGCTGTCCTGACATGGCCCGCTTCGCCTTCGATCCCGTCCCCGAGGTGTCGCCGATTGGGGCACCAGGAGGCGATTACCAGCATATCGAGGCCACGCCCGAGATGTTCGGCGGGCTCATCGCCCGCTCGGCGGAACGGCTTGGGCAAGGGGTTGAGAGCGCAGGAGAGGCGGGGCTCGGGTATCTTACCGAGAAGCAGAACCTCAACAACCAGATCCACGCGAGCCAGCTGCATTCCTGGTTCACCGATCAGGCAACGGATCTCGTCACCAAGTATTCCCAGTTGCAGGGCCAGTCCGCACTCAACGCACTTCCCAAGTTCAAGCAGGACCTCCAGAACCTCCAGCAGCAGGCGGAAGCGCAAGCGGGCAGCGATCAGGCTCGCACGATGGTTGCGACCAATACCCGCAGGTCCATGGACTGGTTCTATGGGATCGGGACGCGGCACGCCGACACTCAGCACACGGCGTGGGCGACGCAGACCGCACACGACAACATCACGGCCGCGATCGGAGTGGGAGGGCTCGCCGTCCAGAACTTGGACCAGAACAAAACCGACGAGGAGATGCGCCGGATCGATATCGAGGCGCACAACTACTACGATCCGCAAGGCTACGACCCGCAGACCCTCGGGGTGCAGGTCTCCAAATATAGGGGCCAGGCGCTCAAGAACTGGGTGGAGACGGCGGCGACCAACGACAAGGACCCGGACGCGCTCACTCACGCCCAACAACTTTATAATCGATATGGCGCGAGTGTGGACCCTGATTCCCGGCTCGCCATTTCCAAGTTCCTGAATACAAGGAACCACAATCGCACGGTTGAGAATATCACCGATATCATGATGGCCCCGTCTGGCCGCACGGTCGCTCCGGGCATCTCTCCCGAAAGACGCGGCCTGCTCGATACCATCCGGCAAGGAGAAACGGTACACGGCGGCTACGATGAACTTTACACAGGCCGCAGCATCGGTCAGGTGCGACCGGATTTCGACTATTCCGAACATCCGCGGGTGTTCTTTCCGATTGAGCACGGCCCACACGCCGGGGAAAAGACATCCGCGTTCGGTCCATACCAGATTACGGCGACGACTTGGGACCAGGACAAGGGGCGTTATGGCCTTTCAGACATCACGCCGCAGTCACAGGACCAATGGGCACTGCACAAAACCCAGGAACTCTATTCGCGCGCCTATCGTGGCCCGCTGTTTCGAGGGTTCCAGGGGCTTTCTGGCGATCTCGACGAGGACCTGAAATTCCACTCGCAAGATCCGGCGTTCCTCAACGCGCTCGGGCACACCATGAGCGGGGAATGGACATCGGCGCCGGGCGGGATCGAGCCGAACGCCGCGACCGGCTCATGGGTAGCGCGGTTCCAGAAGAACATTGCGGCCAACCGGGGCGAACCCGCCGGCATGCCAGATTCAGGCGAGGTCGCAGCTCGCATTATGCAAGACCCGGCGTTCATCGGCCGACCCGAGTTACAACGGGAAGTGTTGCAGCGTGCGATGGGCCGCATCTCGCTCATGGAGCGCGCACAGACCCTTCAACAGAAGCAGCAGAAGGAAGCAAGCGACGCCGCCGAGCACGATCTGTTTTTCCGCATCCACGGCAACGATCCGTCCAAGCTGCCCACCCTTGACGAGATCAGGGACAATCCGAATCTCTCGATGGCGGCCTCGAAGGAACTGACCCACCAACTACTGGCGGTGTCCGAAGGAAAGATAGCCAAGATTGACGGACCCGACTTCACCGAGACCTATCTGCGCATTCACGCGCCCGACACCGACCCGCGCCACATCAGTGACCCTAACGAGATTTACGCGATGGTCAGGGATGGCAAGCTGACGGTTGCCGGCGCGGACAAGCTGGTCGGTCAATTGCACAAGATGGGCACCGATGACGGCCGCAGGATCGCCGAATTGGAGCGATCGTTCTTCCTCGAACAGAAACGCTACATCTCAGGAGCCAACGAAGAGTTCCACACCAAGGACATTCGCGGCGATCACCTGTTTGCGCAGTTTCAGCTGAACGTGCTCAAGCAACTGGAGGAATGGCAGAAAGCCAATCCCGGCAAGAGCCCGTTCGAGTTGTTCGACGACAAGAACCCCAATTATCTCGGCAAGATGGTTGACCACTATCGCAGACCCATGAGCGAGTGGAACAACGACATCATCAACGACAACCCGGAGGCCACGAAGGGAACGCCCGGCGCGCGTCCTGAACTGCCATTCGACATCAATTCCATCAAAACCGTGGACGATGCGATCCGCGCGTTTAAGGCTGGCCAGATCACCCAGCAGCAGAGGGATGACCTTGCCGTCGAGCGCGGATGGGCGAGGCGCAGGCCAGCACCGCCTCCCGCGCCTCCCGAACAAACCGTGCCGATGAGCCAGTGATGGCGGACGATCCACCGTTTCTGGACGAACTGTTCAAGGACGATGGCGGCGGCCAGACCGAGCCGCCATACGTGGACGAATTGTTCTCTCCCGAGGCAATGAAGTATCGCGGCTCGATCTGGTCCCTCTTCGGCTCGAAGGCATCTCCCGTCCACGATTTCATGTTTAGCTCTGCCACGAAGATCGGCAACGTGATGGACGCATTCGGGCAGGGCGCCAAGGATGATTGGGGCGCGCGGCCGTGGCTTTCGGATGAGACCGCCGAATACTTGAGAAAAATGGGCGTCTATAACGAGTATTACGAGGCGCACCGCCAGCAGGCCAAGGGCTTCAACGAAGCCTTCATGCGCCCGGCCGCGATGAACGCGATCCTGCCCGAATGGACGTATCCGGCCATGACGCTGGCCGAGGCTCCGTTTCATGCGCTCGGAGCGCTGACCGCGGGCGCCCAAGCCGCTGTTGCGAAGGCAGGTGAGGAAGTCGGGGCGCCCGGACTGGGTAGGGAACTCGCGGCGATCCCCGAAGCCTTCCCCTTCTTCGGTCTCGAGATGGGCGCGGCAGGCACGCGGATGGGCGTACCGACCCGCGCCCTGCGCAAGCCGCTCGATCTTGGCGAGGCCCGCGAGCTTGGCATCATCGGCGGTGGGGAAGCTGCATGGAAGGGCGTTGCCGAGCCTAAGCCCGAGGAGGTGCCGCCCCCTGCTTTGGCCGCCGTGCTGAAGCCTGCGTCCGGCGAGCCGGAAGGCGTGCGCGAGGGGCGGATCGTCATCACCCCCGGCGCTCCAAAGGGCATCCCGCCGACCCTGTTTCATATCCCCGAGCAGCCGGCCGCCGCAGCCCCAGCCCCAGCAGCCGCCACGGACATTCATGCCGTCGCCCGCCAAGCCAACCCGCAACTGTTCGAGCGATGGGACACCCTGCTCGCCCGCCGCGACACGTTTCAGAAATGGGCCGGCGAACTCGACGAGACTGGAGCGGAGCCCAAAGGCACAGCACTGGTGCGCGAGCGGCTGCGCCAGACGCAAACCGAGATGACGGAGCTCGCGCCGCAGGTGCAGCAAGCCTACCGCGATGCGCAGTCCAAAGCGCCTGAGCCAACGGAGGAACAAGGTGGCCGACCTCCCGCCCCCGCGCCCGTCGAAGCAGGCCCCGCCACGCCCGGTGCGCCCGAAGCAGCGCAAGCCCAACCGGCGGCCGAGGGCACCGTTCCTGCCGAAGCACCCGCTGCCGAAGGCGGCACTGAGGGGCCACGGGGTGGACCTGAGCCCGCAGCCGAAGCCGCCACGCAAGCGGGCGCCCCAAAAGTCGACACCTCCCACGACGTCCGCTCCGGCGCCGTCGCCTCAAAGGACCCCAACGGCCCCGTCTACATCGACCCGCGGATCCCCGAGCTTTCACCGACGCTGAGGGATGGAGAAGGCAACCCCGCGAACCTGCACAAATATCTGACCATCCACGAGACCGCCGAGCGCAAGGCGATGGCCGAGGGCATGTCCTATGACGATGCCCATACCAAGGTCGCCACTCCGGCCGAGCGCGCGGCCGTTCAAGCCGATGGCGTGAGTTGGGACGGCTACACCAAGGAGATGGATGGGTTCCTGTCCTCGATTGAGCACGAGAAGGCAGAGAACCCGCCACCGAATCCACACGTCGATCCTGAAAGCGCGATCGGGCATCACAAAGGGGAGAACAAGGGTCCGGCCCTGGACGATTCAGCACACGCGGTGCCTCCGCAATTCCGCAACACCAAGCTGGAAACGCCGTCCGGCAAGGTCGACGACACCGGAATATGGTTCCTCGATGGGAATAAGCCCGTTTACGAAAATGCGACCCGCAAGTCGCTGGATTCGCTTTTCGGCGAACGAGCGGCAGAGTTTGATAAATACCCCTCGCTCACTGGAGCGAATAAGGACGGCAGCCCAGTCACCGTCTGGTACAAGCCAGGCGAGGAAGCCCGCGCAAAGCAGCTGATTGATCTGTTTCATGACCCTCCATTCAAGGGTGCCGTCGAGGATCAGATCAAATACCATACTCAGACCGGATTGACGCTTGGGTATTCTACCGACGCAGTTGATGCGTATGTGCGCAAGCGGTTCGGAGACGCCGCGGTTGAACGAGCCGGGCCGGCACAAGCGGTCCCTCCCGAAGCTCAACCCGCGCAGGAGACCGCAGCCAAGCCCGCCATCAACATTGCCGATGATGTAGCCCAACGGCTCATGGCCGCCGGCCGCCCTGAAGCGGAAGCCCGCGCTGCTGCTGCCATTGTCCAGGCCTACTGGGAAACCCGCGCCGCAAGGTTCGAGGGCCGCAAAGGCACAGCCGCGGAGATGTACGAGCGGGAAGCCCCGGAAATACTGGGCGAGAAGGAAGCGAAGCTCGCCCGCCGCGCTGAGTTCGGCAAGCGCAAGCAGCGCGAGCCGCATACGCTGCTCGAGTTCCTGGCCAGCAAGGGAGGATTGAAACCCAACGGCGACGTGCACGCCATCCTTGGCCAGTCCAACAAGTTTATTCCCGGCTTCGGCGCGCTGGTCCGCGAGAAAGGGATGACGCTCGATCAGGCAATCCAGGCCGCGAAGGAAGGCGGGTTCATGCACGATGCTGGCGACATCGCCGGCACAGAATCCATGCTTTACCACGGCGATCTGCTCGACCTGATCGACCGGGAGAACAGAGGCGAAAAGCAATTCAGGTACGGCGAGGAATGGCGAAGGCGTGAACCAGAAGGCCCAGAGCCGGAGGAGGGCGCGGAACCGCAGGAGGTCGAGCCGGGACCAGGGCCAGGGCCGGAGCCGCAAGCGGGCGGCGCGGAGGAGGAGCCTGCCTACTCGCTGGAGGAAACGTTCTTCCAGAGGCTCCGCCAGGGCCGCATCCGCATCCGCGACTCTCTGACCAACATCATCACCCTGCTCAAGAACGCCGATGCCTCGACCTTCATCCACGAGACCGCCCATGACTGGCTCGATCGGATGCTCAAGGATGCGAGGGATCCCGACGCGCCCGAGGCTCTGCGCAAGATCGCCGACGCCACTTTCAAATGGCTCGGGGTCGATTCTCCCGAGAGAGTGAAGGGAAGCCACCACGAACGCTTTGCCCGCGGTTTCGAGGCGTACATGCTGGAGGGCCGAGCCCCGTCACAGGCCCTCGCCGCCGTGTTCGCCAAGTTCCGGGACTGGCTCGTTTCGATCTATCAGTCCGTGAAGGGGATTGAAGAAGCATCTGGCGTCAAGATCGGGATGAACGATGACATCCGCGGCGTATTTGATCGCATGCTCGCCGAGAAGCCGGAGGCAGTGATTGCGCCCGAAACCGAGCAGGCCAAAACCTTCGCTGACCAGCACGAGGGTGTGGCGGAAACGACGCCACCGGGGAATGCCCGCGATGCTGCCAACACAATTCGTGACGAACGGGATTCCCTCGCCGGCCGGAATTTGGTAGAGGAAGATCAGAATGCGCGACTTGGCGACGTTGCAGCAGGAACTGGCCGACGCGAGGCAGGAGGTAAGGAACCTCCAAGTGATGGGACTGCGCCCGGACCTGAGTCCGCAGAAGGCGGAGTTCATCCGCAACCTGGAACGGTCGGCGAGGGCGGAAGTGAAACTCCGGCACATGGCGCTGGCGTATCAGCGGCAGCAGCAGAGCCAGCAAGGCCCACAGAGCCTCCCGCCGGATCAAACGAACGTTTCGGTCGACCCGAATCTGCCAGCATCGACAAAGCCGGAAACATACGCCTCGACAACCTCGATACCCCCGAAGATGTAAATGCGGTTCTCCGCGAGGCGGCGGATCAGAACGAAGGCTTCATCGAAGCCCGCCGGGGTCAAATCTCCGACAAGCAGGTGCTCGACCTAGCCGACGCGCTCGGCATGCAGAACACCGCAGACAAGCTCGCTGCGCGCGCCAAGGGCGAGGCGTGGAGCGCAGAGTGGATCATGGCGGCTCGCAAGCTGCTGGTCCAATCGGCAACATACGTGCGCGATGCTGCGGCCCAGGCTGTCGGCGGCGACGATGCTGCCGTGATTGCCTTCGCCAAGGCGGCTGACCGCCACCGGATGATTCAGGAGCAGGTATCGGGCATCACCGCCGAAGCCGGCCGAGCTCTGCGCGCATTTCGCGACCTCGCCGGCGCCAAGGAAGCGAGAGAAATATCCGCGATCGTCATGGAGGGCACGGGCCGCACGCTCTACCAGCTCCGAAAGCTCGCGACGAAGGCCGCCAATATGGAAACCCCGTCCCAGGTTTCCAAATTTATGCGGGATACCGCGCGTCCGGGATTGTTCGATTGGGTTCAGGCCTGGTTCATCAACGGGCTTCTTTCCGGCCCCTGGACGCACTTTGGCTATACGGTTGCCGGTCTCGCTAGCGGGCTATTCCGCGCGGTCGGGGAAGCCGGTGCCGCAGGCATGGTCGGCAACCTCAGAAATATCGCAGGACTCGGCCCGGAGGAATACGCGCGCTTCGGCGAGGTGCCCCATCAGCTTTACGGCATGATGAAAGGCAGCCGCGACGGCATCAAGGCATCGTGGCAGGCATGGAAGGCCAACCGGACGGTGCTCCCGCCCGAGGTCGAACGCCAGCCCACCCTTCCCGGCTTTGTGGGGCAGAGTATTGGCGTCCATCAAACCATCCCCAATCCCGAGATCGGCGGCGTGACCATTCCGATCGGGACGGTGATGGAAGCACCAAGCCGCTTCATCGCTTCACTGCATAGCTTCAACTGGACGACGTTCTATTCGCAATCGATCGCCGCGCAGGCGTTTCGCACGGCCGTAAAGGAGAAACTGCAAGGCGACGCATTCACCAACCGCATCGTCAACCTCACCCAGAGCCCGACTGACGAAATGGTCAAGCTGGCGAGCACTGAGGCGCAGGAGGGCGCGCTCATGACCCGATCGCCATATGGCAGCTTCACCGGGCGGCTTTCCCGCGTAACGAATTTCGGCTGGAAACTGCCGGACATTCCTCTCGGCGGCGAACGATCGTTGCCGCTCGGAACGCTGCGCCCGCTCAAGTTCATCGATCCCTTCGTGCAAGTCTCGGCAAATATTCAGAGGGTCGGGCTGGTCCGCGGCACGCCGCTCGCGCTGTTATCGCAGGAAGTGCGCGACGATCTGATGATGAAGAATGGCGGCCCCGCATTCGACCGCGCCGCAGGCAAGATACTGGCGGGAACATCGTTCATGATAGCGGCGGGCGGATTGAAAGCCGAGGGGCTGATGAATGACTCCGGTCCATCCGACCCGAAGGAGCGGCAGGCATGGCAGCGGGTCTACGGCCTCCCGCACGGACTGCGCATCGGGCACATGAGCTACGACATGCTGCGGCTCGGCCCGCTCGGCTTGCAGATGAGTGTCGCGGCCGATCTCTACCACGTAGCCCACATGCTCACGAGCGAGGACGCAGGCAACGTCGTCGCCAACCTCCTGCACGCTTTTTCCTCGAACATCATCGATGAAAGCTCAATGCGCGGTCTCACTGACCTTATGAGAGCCGTCGATGATCACGACCGCTACGGCGCGGCATGGGTCCGCAATTTCTTCTCATCGTTTCTGCCGTTCTCGGTCGGCTTGGGCCAGATCGCACGGCAGGTTGACCCCTACTCGCGCCAGGCGCGCACGGTCATGGACGCGTTCAAGGCCAAGATACCGTTCGTGTCCGAAGAACTGTTCCCGCGCCGCGATATCTGGGGCGAGCCGGTCTCCAATCGCGGCTGGCTCGGCACCTATTCCGAGCGCATCGCCGATGATCCGGTCGATAAGGCCCTCTACGACCTCCACATCTATCCTGCATTGCCGCAGCGGCATCTGGTCGGTCAAAAACTGACGGATGAGCAATATGACGAATACGCCAGGATTGTTGGCCGATCCATGCGGATGAGGATCCAGGGGATCATCAGCGTCCCAAGTTTTAACATCATGTCTCCCGAGCGCCGCCATGATCTTATCGAGGGTGCGGTCAAGGCCGCCCACATGCAGGCGCAAGAGTTGATGAAGAAACAATACGAGGAAATTCCCATCCAGGCCCGCGACGCAAAGGTCCAGCGCCTCCGCGGCGAGAAGCCCGCAACCGTCCACTAACAGCAGGAAGCACAATCAGATGAGACGTCTTGCGCCGCTCGGCGCCACGCTGATCCTTTGCCTGCTCGCGCTCGTTCTCCCGGCCGGCGCCGTCATCTCGACGTCTGCCAACAAGGTGATCGTCTCCGGGAACGGCTCGCAGACGATCTTCTCCTATTCGTTCGTGGCGGATGCGGCGTCCGACATCAATGTGATCTACACGGATGCGTCAGGCAACGAGACGACGCTCACCCAGGGCCCCGGTCCCACCCAGTTCCAGGTCACGGTCAACAGCCCGGCCTATCCCGCGCTGTGGGGAGTAGGAGGAACCGTCACCTATAATCCGAGTGGAACCCCGATCGCCTCCGGCACGACGCTCACGATCTATCGTAACCTTCCCTTCACCCAATCGACCAGCCTCCAAAATCAAGCCTCGTTCGGGCAACTGGCCAAATCCACCGAGCAGGGCCTCGACGTGCTGGAAATGCAGATCCAGCAAATCGCCGAGGCGCAGACCCGCGTCATCTCGGCGCCAATCGTCGATCCCTCCACCATCAACCTCGCGCTTCCTTCCGCCGCGCAGCGAGCCAATGCCGCACTCTGCTTCGATGGATCCGGAAACGTCCAGGCCTGCTCGACGCTCCCTTCAGGCTCCGTCTCCTCCGCGATGCAGCCCGTCGTCAATTCCGCCTCGCTTGCCGGCGGTCGCACCGCCTTCGGGCTCGGCTCGATGGCAACCGAGAACATCAATTCCGGCACCTGCGGCGGCGCCACCCTTCAGGACGACGGATCCGGCAACGCGCGGGTCGTCAATACGCCCGTATCGGACGCCACCAGCCAAACGGTCGCATGCACATTCCACCTGACGCAAAGGATTGCGACCGGTCCTCTGACCTATACGCTGCCGGCCGCCAACAGCTTGTTCCCGGGCTTCGGCTTCTGGATCAATGTGCTGCCGGGTACAAGCGGCGCCACCCTTGCGCCCAACGCCAGCGACCTCATCTACGGCAATTCCTCCGGCACTGCGGTCACGCTGCTTCCAGGCATCACCTATTTCGTGACGACGGACGGGGCCACGTTCGGCACCTGGTACGTGTGGCAGTCCTCGTTCGGCGTGGGCGCGCACCTCGTCATTGATCCGCGCTGGTGGGGAGCCAAGGGCGACGGCACCTCCGACGACACGGCGGCAGTTCAGGCGGCAATCAATTTCCTGACCGGCGGCGGCACCGTGCAACTTTCCGCCGGCACGTTCTGCATCAAGAGCGGCCCGCTGACCGTCACCGTCGCAGGCGTGACGCTGCTCGGCACTAACCGCCTTGCCACGACGCTGAGTGCCTGCGGCGCCAATGTCGGCATCATCGCCATGTCAGGGATCCACGACGAGATCGTCAATCTCGGCGTGTTGGGATCGCTGACAGTGAACACGGCGCACGACGCGATCAGATTTTCCTCCGGCTGCTTCGAATGCACCGTATCCAACTCGGAAATCCACTATGGCCGCTACGGCATCAACGCCGCCGGCTCCGGCGAAATCTACCTCTTCAACAACAAGCTGCAATGGTTCTACGGAAGCGCCGCGATCTACGTCGAGGCGGCCGGCGGCTATATCTGGCGCAACAAGCTCGACCAGCCATACCCCTACGCAACCCCGAGCGCCGGGATCACCGTCTCGCCATGGGCTGGCCTGACCTCCTACGCAGCCGGGGTCATCGTGTCCAACGGCACCTATCTGTTGCAGGCGACGCAGGGCGGCGTCAGCGGCTCGGTGGCACCGTCCAATCCCGCCTTCGGCTCGACGGTGACCGACGGCACTGTCAAGTGGGGATTGATCGGCCAAACGGTCTATTACGGCATCCAGGTCGACACGTCTGGCGGCAATGCACTGATCATCGGCCTCAATGACCTGTCATCGTCCTTCACGCACGGCCTCGCCTTTACCAACAGCCTTGCCGGCACCGCGCCGGCATTGATCGATGTCTATGGCAACACCTTTGCGGCGCAACTCGTCGCCAACATCGCAATCGCCGCGGGATGGGACATCACCATCGAGCACAACCAGATGGGCGGCTGCCAGGAGGCAAGCTGCACCATCCTCAACATCGAAAACGGCACGATCGGCGACGTGCGAATCGACGGCAATATCATCTACGGCACGACCGGGGGCACGGGAATTTTTCTCGGCGGTGGCGTCGGGACGATAATCACTGGCAACATCATCGGCGCGACGACGACGGCGGTATCGGTTGCGGCCGGTGTCTCGGCCTTCAACATCGAGAGCAATCAGCTCGGTGAAAACGCAGTCTGGGGCGCGAACACCAATAGCGTGTTCATCGCGACCGGCTCCTCCGACCATTACAACGTCACCGGCAATATCGTCTATCCGGCGACCGGCGTCAGCGACGGGGGCACCGGCACGCACAAGACCATCTCCGGTAACAACTGATGTCGCTCCCCCTCGCCAATCTCTCCTACGATATTCCGGTCCTCGGGCCGATCGGCGTCGCCGCCATCATCCCCGATGGTTTGCCCGTACAAGTCCTGCCGGCCGATAATGTGCGTCATGCTCTGATCTTTCATAATCCAGGGACCAACAACATCCGCGTCGCTCCAGCCAACCTCACGGTGTCGACCGGTTCAGGATCTATCCTCATCTACCCGCAGAGCGAACTCATCATCTTCCCGGATGACGACGAGCTGATCAACGTCAACTGTGCCTGGAACGCCCTCGCGGATTCCGGCCTGTTCAATCCACTCACCATCTTCAATTTCACCGACAACAACCAGTCTGTGCCCGCGCCAGAGCCGCTGAGCCGGGTCACGACCTCGATCCCGGTGTCCTCGCCGCAGGCCTCCGGCTTCTCCGTGGCGACATCATCAGGACCGACGGTGGGCACCAATCCGGTCCGGCGCGGGATCAGCTTTCACAATCCCGGAACAGTCAACGTCGCAGTTTCCCCTGCCAACATCGCCGCCGCGCTCGGCGCTGGATCGATGATCGTGCTGCCCGGCCAGACCAAAACCATCATGGCGAAGGGCAGGCGCCGCGTGAACTGTGCCTGGAACGCGATTGCCGCTTCCAGCAGCAGTCCGCTGACCATCCTCGAATATCTCTGACAAGGCCACGCACGACATGATTCGCAGGCTATGCGGCGTCCTCATCTGGTTGTTCGTGCTAGCCGCCCCCGCGATGGCGCAGAACTTCATCTGCCCAACTGCGCCCTACGGGACGAGCAATAACCAATGTGCCTCGACCGCCTTCGTGCAGGCGGCCGTCGCGGGGGGCGGAGGTGGAGGCGGCACGCCCGGAGGGACCAACGGGCAGCAGCAATACAACAATGCCGGATCGTTCGGCGGCTTCACGATGTCGGGTGATGCGACGCTCAACACCGCAACCGGCGTCATCACAGTTACAGGCACCAATGGCACACCGTTCGGCTCGCTCGCCACGCAGTCGGCAACGTTGGGACCGTTCGCGACACAGACCGCGCCCTGCTCGATTGCGCAGGGGTGCACGGGCCAGACCACGGCATCGGCGGCCTTCACCGCGCTTGCGCCGACCATCACCCAGACCGGAGACATCGCCTATTGGAACGGCTCCGTGTGGCAGACGCTGCCGGGCAACAACAGCGGCACCAACTGTCTATCTGAGTCGTCAGGGGGGATTCCGTCCTGGGCCGCGTGCGGCGGCGGCGGCGGCGGCGGAACGGTCACTTTCAACGCGCAGGATTTCGTCGCCTCGAATGGCGATTTCACCCCCGGCACGACGATGAGCCTCACGCTCACCAGTGCCCCTGCCAACGCCAACGCGCTATGGGTGTCGTTCGATGGCGACCTGCAAAGCGCCTATGCGGTATCGAGCGTATCTGGCACAACGATCACATTCAGGGCCGCAATCCCCACCAACGTTGCCGTCGTGCATGCCGCGTGGGGGTCGATCTCCGGCGCGGTCGGGGTCAACTCGGTCTCCAGCAGCCTCGGATCGCTGACGTGCTCGCCGTCCACGGGCAGCGCCCTGTGCGACGTCAATACAGCCTATGCCGGCAACCAGATCACGCTCGGCACCACGGCGATGCACCTCGGCTCGACCTATACGTCGATTGCCGGCAATATCACATGGACTGGGAACCAGACGGTCAACGGCTCAGACAAGATCGAGGCGACGCTTGCGATCCCCTCCGGCGGCACGGCCGGTGCGGGATTGAGCATGTCGACCACAGGCAATTTCGGGCTCTATTTCGGGACGGGGGCGCCTACTCTCTCTGCGGCCAAGGGCTCACTTTATCTGGAGAACGGCACCGGCATTCCCTATTACAATTCCAGCGGCTCGACGACCTGGATATCGCTCAATCCCGCCGGATCGTTCGCAAATCCGACCGCCTCGATCGGCCTTTCAGCGATCAACGGCTCCGCCCTGACCGGGATGCGCTCCGATGCGGCACCTGCCTTGTCCCAGACCATCGCCCCGACCTGGACCGGCATCCACCAGTGGAGCGCCGACGCCTACATGGGCTCGGGTCGCCCGTGGGCGGATGTGCGGCAATGCGGGGCCAAGGGCGACGGCTCGACCGACGACACCGCTGCGATCAACACTTGTGTAACGAGGCTCACGGCGCTCACACCGGTCTCCGGCGGCACCCTCTACTTCCCCACCGGGAAATATTGCACCATCACCGGGCTGACCTTTTCCGCCTCTGGTTTGCACATTGTCGGGGAAGGGACGATCAATACCGGCGCCGCCACCATTTCCACATGCGGACACAACGTCACTGCGGTCACGGTGACCGGCCAGAACGACGAGATTTCCAACCTCAAGATCCAAGGCCCCGACATGCAGGCGGGCGGGGTGTCCCCGACAGGCGATGCCCTGGTGCTGGCCGGCGTCGGCATGATCGTGGAGAACTCCTACCTCGCACATGGCAGGTTTCCTCTCAACATTGCGGCGGTGGACTACTGGATCACCAACACGATTGTCGCATACGGGTACGGGGGCGCTCTTATCTATCACGGCTGCAACAGTGGAGTTACGTGCCCCACATCCAATGGAGTCCCCGATTCCAACGGGTACATGCTGCGCGTCAGCGCCGATGAGAACACCGCTGGCAGCTGTGGAATGCCGACCAGCACGACATCATGGTCCGCAACGACTGCGTTTTCCGCCTGCGCTGTCGTCGGCCTTTCCGGGGTCACGAATTTTCTGATCCAGAACGTCGGCAGCAACTGCACCAGCGGCAGCTCGACGCCGGTTGCGGCAAGCTACGGCACCAACATCACGGATGGCAGCTGCACTTGGCAGACATTGTACGCCAAGAAACTGGTCGTGAACACGGCCCTTTCCTCATGCAGCATGGTGTACGACTACGGCAGCTATGTCAGCTGGGCGGTATTGAGCGATTTTTCCGGCGCGGCCAACAACGCGATCTGCCTCTATAATTCGCTTAACAGCGGCAACACTCCAACCAACATCAATCTGATAGGCAATGACACCGAGGCGCTGAACATCGGCCTTGACATAAACAACGGTGAGATAGTTACCGGCATCAATAATTTTTTTGGTCCCTGCACGGTGTCCGGAGGGGCCGCAGTTCGCGTCGAAGTCGGCGGAACATTCGTCGGCGATCTCACCCTGAACAGCAACACTATTACCGGATGCGCGCAAGGCGTCGATCTTGCCAAAACCGGTATTTCGGGCATCAACATAAGTAACAACCTCATCGCCGGTAACACAACCAGCGGGATCGATACCAACAGCAGCGTTTCGCTGTTCAGTGTCAGCAACAACCAGATGCACTCGCCCACCTACGGCAGCAACGGCGGCGTCAACGTCACCGTCGGGTCCAGCAACAGCAGCTGTCTGGTGCTCGGGAACTTCGCCGGGTCCGGCTCCTACACGACAACCGGCTGCACGGCGAGCGCTAACCTATGAGAACGATCTTAGCCTTGCTGATGCTCTCAGTTGCCGCCCTCGCGGATGAAACCCTCCCGCACGACCAGGAATGGACGTGCCATCAGATCATGTCGGCCCATATCGACGCGGGCTCGGGCTATGTGCCGGGCACCTACAGAAACGTGGAGATGGTGGGAGGCAACGGTTCCGCCGCGCGGGCGGACCTCACGGTCGGACCCCATGGCACGGTGGATGATGTCCGCATGCTCCCCGGCCAGGACTACGCGATCGGCGACAGGCTCACGGCAGAGCTGCCCGGAGGCTCGGGCTTCGCGCTCACGGTCGAGACCCTGACGGACTTTCACCCGGCGATGCTGCGCCGGGACGTGCGCTCACGGCAGCGCGCCGAGATGCAAGGCCGCAACCCCTGTTTTACCCGCAAGAAGGTTTCGGAGCCCCCGAAATGAAGGCGATCAATCATCTCCTCGGTGCTTTCGCGGCGCTGCTTGTAAGCGCAGGTATTGCCTGCGCCCAGCCTGCGACGACCTATCCAAACGTCTACAACACGCTCTCCTTCTGCAACTCGAATGCTCCCGTTCTCGGGAACGGCAGCGGCACGAGGGGCGTGGCGTGCGGCACGGTCTCCGGCAACACCACCAAGTTCATGACCGGCTCGGGGAGCTTCACCAACGGGGACTTTGCGGCGTTCGACGCGAACGGCAACATCGTGGACGGAGGAGCAGGATCAGGCGGCGGCACCTCCCTTGCGGACGAGTCTGCATTCACTCAGGGGACGACCTCGCTTACTCCTATCGGTGGATCATACATCCCGGAAGCGAGCGTGACGCTGCTCACCTCCGGGCAGGCGGGCGTGGCCCGGATGACGCCGAACCGCTTCATGCTCACTGAGCTCGGCCTTCCCGTGGTGACACTATCGGCATGGAATTCCGGCACCTCACTTAATGCCACACAGACGATCCTGGCCGGCACCGAAGCGATCGCGGCAGCCCTGCTGCAACTCGACCAGACGACGACGCTCACGGGTGGCGCCGTCACGGCTGAAGGCACGTATGATGGCACCAACTGGGTAGCTCTTGCTGCGGATCAGGTGGTCGACCCGACCTCGACCACAGGGGCGCAGATCAGCATGCCGTACACCTTGCAGGCCAGCACCAACAAAGCCTTCCTGCTGCATGTATTCGGATTCCAACAAGTAAGGATCCGGCTCTCCACGGTCATCACCGGCACGGGCACCGTCACTCCTTATGTGACCAAGATCCCCTATGGGGTCGGCACGACATTGCTGCCCGGCGTCAACCCGATCGGCACCGTCGATCCGACAACCATCGGCAAGTGGGGGCTGATGTCCGGCACGGTACCGGGGACTGCTCCGACCAACACCGCGATCGTGGGATGCATCTACAATTCGAGCGCGCCATCTCCCACAGCCGGACAGACATTGCCGTGCCAGACCGATTCATCCGGCCGTCTGATTGTCTCGGTTAACGCCTCGACCGCGACGCTCTCAAATAACATCACGCAGTTCGGCGGATCGAACGTGGTGACGGGAACGGGCGCGTCGGGCTCCGGCATCCCGCGCGTCACGGTTTCAAACGACTCCACCGTGGGGCTTGTTGCCGGATCGGCCACTGTCGGCAAGGTCGACGTGCTCGGCAATGCGGGTGCTATCATGGATTTCGCCGGGCAGAATGCATCGAGCCCGGCCAATGCGCTGCTCACCGGCTGCCAATTCAATACCTCGCCGACAACGATCACCTCCACCAACTCCTCCCCGGTTCAGTGCGACAACGCAGGCAATACGCTCGTCAACCTCAAGACGGCCATTCCTGCCGGCACCAACGTCATCGGTAAAATTGATGTGCTGGGGAATGCCGGCGCCGCCTTCGACCAGGCCACGGGCTCCGCAGTCCCCGCCAACGGGCTCTATGCCGGGATCAACGTTGCCGGCAATCTTCGCGGATGGACAGGTGTCAACCCTTCGGGGTCGATCTACGCGGGTCAGGTCGATCTCGCGTCTGTCGCCGGCACGACCGCATCCACGGCCGCATCGGGCGTGCTCAAGGTCGGTGTCGTCGGCAACGCCAACGGCGCCATGGACGCCGCAGGAGCGAACCAGTCGGCACCCGCTAACGAGCTGATCGTCGGCGGCATCTATCAGTCCTCCCCTGCGGCAGTGACCGCAGGCAACGTCTCGCAATTGCAGATCGACAATCACGGCTCGATGCGCGGCGTCATCATGGACGGGGCGGGGAACGCCCGGGCAGCCAACGTCACCTCCGGCAACAACCTCAATACGATCGATGCCGGCACCGGCGCGACCGGCTCTGCCGTCCCGGCCAACGCCGGGTACATGGGCGTCAACGTCGGCGGCAACCTGACCGGGCTCGTCGGCGATCCGTGCCAGGTGGTCGCGAAAACCTACGTAGTAATCAACAACGCGGGCTCGGCCTCCAATCAGCAGATCATCACCGGCACGTCGAGCAAAAAGACTTACGTGTGCCATATGTTCGTGTTCGCTGCGGCCGCGCAGAACCTCAACCTTGAGGAAGGCACCGGAACGGTGTGCGCAACCAACACAACCGGCATGCTCGGCGGCGCGACCGCTGCACTTGGCATCAATCTCGCCGCCAACCAGGGCTTCGTGCTGGGCAACGGCGAATCCGGTGTGGCGATCACCGCGACGGCCGCCGACAACGTGTGCCTGTTCTACTCCTCCACCGCTCAGACATCCGGTGTCTTGAGCTACGTGCAATTGTAGCGAGGGCCGATGCGCCGTTTTCTCGTTGCTTGCTTTGTCTGGCTGGCGCTGGCGTTTCCTGCGCAAGCGATCTCCATCGCGAATATCGGGACCAGCACGGGAGGCAGCGCCACCTCTGGCACTCTGTCATCCGTTACTGAATCGTCAGGAGGAGTCATATATGTCATTCTGAGAACAAGCGTGGCTGTAACAAGCCCATCTTGCTCAGACGGCACAAACGGCGCCTATACGCTCATCACAACTAAGACAAATACACAAGAACAGCTGGTTTTCTATTTCAACAATTCAGCTTCGCTGAGCACAGCGACAATAACGTGCTCATGGACGACATCGGCGGCCTGGAACATCTCGGCATCTTACATTACAGGGCAATCCGCCTCCCCGTTGGACACAGCTGTCACCAATTCGGCATCCGGCACGAGCACGGCGCCAAGCGTTTCAAATGCCGGCACTCCAGGTGTTTCAGGAGAGTTGTTCATCGGGTCAGTTGTGGCCAGTGCTACCTTTACGCAAGCCAGTGGCTGGGCTGCGCCCCCCAACGGAACGACCTCGATTGAAGCTGGCAATCTGGTGAATGCCGGCACAGGCAACCAGACCTATAATCCGACATTAGGGTCAAGCGTTGCTTGGACTGACATTATCGTAGCGTTCAAGCCATCCGGCGGTGCGCCAACTGTCATCTACAACTTCACAACCCTCGGAGCGGGGTCCTGAAATGGTCACGCAGGCACAGGTGAAAAGCGGGTATCCGATCTCCGCAGCACTCGACTCATTGGCGGCGGCGCTCGCCGCATTGAACGCGGCCAACGGCAACAACTCTCTGCTCCGATTGTCCGTCGTGATCGGGGATGGAAACCTCAACCAGACCGGTCAGGTGGATGTCACCGCATCCCTGCCGCCGAGTGCCGCCGCGCCGTTCTTCCAGACGATGATCGCGCAGCTGACCGCGTTGCAGACAGCGTTGAACAGCCAGCTGGCCGCCATTTGACCATCCACATCGCCAACGACTACGGCGGCAACGTCGCGGCCTATGCGGTCTACGAACGCTGGATCGAGAAGCGCGGCGAGCACGTCGTGATCTCCGGCCCCTGTGCGTCGGCCTGCACGGTGCTGCTGGCGCTTCCGGGTCCCCAACTCTGCGCCACCACGAAGGCGGAACTCCATTTCCACCAGGGAACGACCGTCCTCGCGACAGAAACCATGTGGGCCTCCTATCCGGAACGAATCCGGGACTGGCTCGCGCAACGGGGCGGATTGACCGCCCAATGGCTCTATCTACGGGGGCTTGCCCTCTTCACGATGATCAGGAGATGTCATGCGGACGAATAGGCTGGCGTTGCTTGTAACCGGATCGATGCTGCTCGCCGGGGCCTCCCCCGCCAAGTCAATCGAGATCACCATCAAGTTGACCGATCAGGACCAGCAGGTGATCGGGCAATTGCCGCTGCAGTTGACCGACTGCCTCGCCTCGATCGCCTCGAACGACGGGGACCGCAAGTCCTGCCAGGCGGTGCGCAACACGGTTGCCGCGATTGCCAATTCCACCGGGCAGGCGCAGCAGGGCGCCTTGAGGGCAAGGGCCGACGCCGACGCAGCCAAGGCCCGCGCGGATGCGGATGCAGCGAGAGCCAAGGCGGAGGCCGCAAAGCCGGAACCCGCGCCGGCTCCCGCGGAAACGAAGCCCTGAACATGAGCGCAGAAATCCCCGGCCACGTTTCCGACCTGCTGCAATATCTGCCGTGGGTCGTGATCCTGCTGATGTGGCTCGGCGGGGCCGTGCGCTCCGCGGTCACGACCGTCATTCTGCTGCGGCTCATTTCGTGGGTCGTCAAGCGGCAGCAGCCGGCGGCGCCAGTGCCAGTGCCGGCACCTGTCCCGCCTGTTCCGGCGCCCGCTCCCGCGCCGCTGCATCCAGCGCCGGCACCACTCCCCGCGCCCATCCCCGCTCCCGCGCCGCTGCATCCCGCTCCCGCTCCGGCGCCGAGCCCGGCTCCCGTCTCAAGCGACCCGTTCGCGGCTGCCCCGCCGTGGTTCAAGTGGGCACTCAAAGAAATCGGCACCGCCGAGATCGGATCGAGCAACGACGGGCCGGCAATCGCGCGGTATCGCTCCCTCGCAAAATGCGGGAGTCCCGGCGACCCCTGGTGCGCGATCTTTGCGAATGCGGCGCTCGAAAGCGTCGGCATTCCCGGCACCAAGTCACCGAGTTCGCAGAGCTTCCGCACCGACACGGACTACATCCAGTTGTCCGCCCCGACGCTCGGCGCCCTTGCCGTGTTCTGGCGCGGCTCGCCGTCCTCGGGCCTCGGGCACGTCGGCTTCTACCGGGGCGAGCTGGGCAACAACCTTTGGATTCTCGGCGGCAACGAGAACAACATGGTCCAAATCGAAGCGCTGCCGCGGTCTGCCGGCAATTTCGGGCTGGTCGGCTATTGGTGGCCCAAATCCGTGCCCGTGCCGTCAACCGGCCCGGTGACCATGCCGCAGGGTTCTCCGACCCACGTACAGGCCCCGCCCGGGGTGGCTGCCGCGCCCGTAGTGCCGGCACAATGGCCCAAGATGACCGGTATCACCGCCACCATGTTTGGAGGCTCGGGCGACGCGCAGAAATCCGCGTACACAGGGCTGCCCATTGATCCGACCCAGCCCGGATGCGCGCTGCCGTACCATTTCACGACGATAACTCCCGAGGTCGTCGTGACCAACCCGGCGAACGGCAAGTCCGTTACGTGCAAAATCGTCGACGTCGGCCCATGGAACATCAACGATCCCTACTGGACGACCGGATCGCGACCGCAAGCCGAAAGCGGCATCGATACGACCGGGCGTCATACCAATCACGCCGGGATCGATCTTACACCAGCGGCAGCTGCCGCAATCGGAATCGACGGCAAGGGTGTCGTTGACTGGCAGTTCATAACTGTCTGAAACAAGGAGCAAATGTAATGTTCAATTTTTCTACCCTGACGATGCTGTTCGAAAAGCTTCCCGCTCTCGTGACAGCAATCGAGACGATCCTCAATTCGGGCGAGGTAAAGACGGTCGAAGACGCGATCAGCGCGCTCATCAGCCACATCACGCCGGGGCAGCCCAACAGCCCGGCGCTCGATCAGACCAAGCCGCCTACGTGATGGATTTACCGTGGCTCATCGGCATTCCGGTATGGCTGATGATAGGGTGCGCAGCCTTCGCCTATTTTGAGTGGAAAGGGCTGCGCTATCCCACCCGTCACGACACGCTGTCGCTGTTCCTGTATCGGGTCGGTAGCAAGTTCCCGCTGTCGATCTTTCTCGGCGGCTTGCTCATCGGCCTGTTCCTTGGCGCAGTCGCCACACATCTGCTGTGGCACTGGTGCCCGCCTGGATCGATCTCTACAGGGTGAGCCATGAACATCCTCGCCATCCTCGAGCTGATCTATGCCAATCGCGCCGGGATCGCGGCTCTGGTGGGCATGTTCGGCGGCCTCGAGAAGCTGATACCGCAGGCGCAGCAGGTGGCTACGGTATTGGCCTATACCCAGCAGACGGCCGATAAGGTCCGGGCGTTCCAGACGGCGCATGGGCTTGAGGTCGACGGCATCGTCGGCGATCAGACATGGAGCAGGGTCGAGGAGCTGCTCGGCGCCAAGGCCACGTAATTCGCGGGAGATTTCCGCAGGGCGTACCGGCGTCCTCAAGGGTTGATGCGGCCCCGCGATCGCGCACTGACACCGCATCTAAACCCGCCCGGTTCTAAGGAGAATGCCTGCCGTGACCATCTCCATGCCGTCCAGCGCCTCCCTGGTATCGATAGGGCGGCATGTCGTTAGCTACGCGATGGGCGCCGTCACCATGGCGGCAGGCCTTCACTTTGTGAGTTCCGATCAGGCCGAATCGATCACCGCAGCCATCCACCAGATCGCCAGCGGCCTGACCAGCATCTATGGCGGCATGTCCACGCTGATTGCGATCGGCTCCGGCCTGTGGGCGGCCTATCGGGTGTCCCTGTCAGCGCAGAAGGCAACCGTGGCGGCCGTCCCCGGCACCATGATCGTAATCGATACGGCCAAAGCGCCGCACGAAATGGTGATGTCGGCCCTCAATCCAGCCGAGCCCAACATCGTCACGACGCAGGAGGCTGCTACCAAATTGGCGGGTCCAGCAGCGGCGGCATCCTCGTCTCGATTGTCATTCTAAAACCTGATGAAAAATCGCCAAACATCCGTGAACCAACTCACAAAAGACTACACCCTCCACACGTGAGGATGAGCAAGTGGCATGGCAAATGGTGGTGAGGGCGAGGCGTCCTCGTGGATCGCCCTCGCACTGCATGGGGCCGGCGTCTTGTTCGGGATCCTCGTCGGAATATGGGGCGCGGCTTGGGGGATGGCCGATCGCTTCCGCACGCGCGAGGATAACCTGACCAAGCTCATCCGCGAGCTGGAAAAGCGGGAAATCGAAGAACGCGCCGCCTTGATCGCGAGGCTCGAAACCATGATCAAGGATATGTCAACCGACATGATGATGCTGCATCGCGAGAACATCAAGCGGCACGACGCAATGCGGGAGCAACTGGGCAATTTCGACCGCGCGATCGGCCGCATCGAAGGCCGCGAGGAAGGCGCGGAGAGGCGGCGACGCGAACGAACCGATGACTGACGGGACTGAGGTGGCGATCCATGACGACTGAACATATAGCCTCGCTGATCGGTATAAGCCTTTCTGCGCTGGGGTCGCTCTTTGCGTTCCTGAAATCGCGAGAGAACGGCCGGCAAATTGCAGAAATTCACGTCATTATCAACAGCCGCATGACCGAACTGCTGGAATCGACGCGCAATTCTGCGATGTACAAAGAACGCGGAGAGAAGTCGGCCCGAGATCGGCCGTGACCGCCGTCACGCTCACGATCGCGCTGCGGCATTGAGCCCCTGCTTGGCCCCGGGGCGGCGGGCGGTGAATTCGAAAGGATAAGCCATGAACGATCAATTTGAGGCTAAGGCCATCAGCAACGAACTGGATACACTCGCTTTGCGAATTGAAAGCTTGCCGCCACATACAGACTACACAGAGGCCGGCGAGCTCGTTCGCAGGGCAAAGGAAGCGATCATGCGCGGCGTGGGCGATCTTCACCAGCGTGAGACCCGCGAGCGGTTTGCCGCACAGGATCGGTTACGACAGGTTCGATAACTGGCGTTCCACGCTGGCTTTGGCTTTGGCAATCGCGCGGTCCAACCGATTGAAGTAGGACTGCATGGTGTTCCCGCGCGTGTGTACCGACTTACGAAGCTGTCGCATCAGATCGTTGCGTTCAGTGGTCAGACGGAACAGCCACTCGTCGTGGCTGATATCGCTTGGCTTGACCATCTCAGCAGCACGCGGGCGAGTCATCTTCCATCTCCATCCATAGGGAAGCCCTGTCTTGCTCCCGTCTCGATGATTGGAGACTACCCCAGGTGCATGACACCTGCAACAGCCAATGGTGCATGGCACCTATACGGGAGGTGCATGACACCAGGGACGGGATTGATGCTATAGCGCGTGCATGCCGAACAGCACGACGCGCTCGACCCGACTCACCATCCGAATCCCGAATGATCTGCGGGCGCAGCTGGAAGCGGAAGCGGCGGCCAGGGGCGAGGATGTATCGGTTGCCACCGTCCTGATCGAATGGGCGAGGGCAGGGCGTTTGACCCGTTCCGGTGCCGCAACCGGTGCCGGTGCTCCCCATGATCCCTGCTAAGTATTGTACTCCCACGGCGTAGAAACGGCGACGCCTTCGGCTATCAATTCGTCCACCGCTCGGATTTCACCTGGGTCCGCCCATTCTTCTTGGACTAGGGTTCGTCCCCGCAGAAATCCGGCTCTCATTTCATCCTTCGTCATAGGCTCGGTCCCTTGCTCGCTGGTTTGAAATCTGGCTAAATCCCCTTATCCGTCAATGGGCGCGATTGGTTGGAGTTTGAGGCTAACCTGTTGATAATCTTCGCGTACCAGTGGCCTCTTAATCAGCGGGTCCAAGGTTCGAGTCCTTGTGCGCCCACCAAGCCCTTCAAAGACTTAGCGGAGATCTTGAGTTCACTCGGGTGATCGGTTTGAAACCGGATTGAAACCGCCGTTCCGTTTTCCTTCGCCTCGAGCTTGGTGATCGCCTGCTCGGCGAGCGCGGTTCGTTCTCCCAGGTAATGCCGGTCCAGGATGGTCGCGACGTCGGCGAGCGAGTGTCCCGTTACGCTCGCGATCTCCGGGACCGATGCCCCGGCGAGCGCCAGGCGCGTGACCGCCGAACCGCGCAGATCGTGGAACGTCAATTCCTTGATCTGGGCTCGGGCGCACAGCTTGCGCCAGGACGCACGGAAGCCGTCCGAGGTCCACGGGGTGCCCCGCTGCGTCGTCAGGATCGTTTCGGCCTTTCTCGGCGCGCGATCGAGGAACACCTTGAGCGGTCCCCCGACCTTGACCGCGATCGAGGCATCAGTTTTCGACTGGCGCAGCGTGATCCTCTCTCCGTCATACGCTGACCATGGGAGGGCCAGCAGGTCGCCTTGTCGCTGGCCGGTCCATAGAGCGAGCATCACAACGAGCTTCATCTCGGGCTTGGCGGCGGCAAGGATGCGTCCAATGTCTGCCTCGCTCCAGACGTGCCCGGCGCGACCTCCCGCGTACAGGCGTCCTCCGCGCTCGCAGGGATTGACCGTGATCAGGCCGCGGTCCTTCGCGACCGAGAGCACCCGGGCGAGCGTTGCCCACGCATAGTCTGCCCGGCGTGGGTTCGCGGCCATCTTGTCGCGCCATTCCTTGAAATCCCCCCGAGTGCGCTTGTCCTCGATCACGGCAATCGGCATATCGCCGAATTCGGCCTCGATTTCCTTGAGGTAGGCGGCATAGGCGCGGCGGGTCGAGGGGCTGATCTGGCTCGTGTATTCGGCCGACCCGCGGAAGTTGACGATCAGCGAGAACAGCGTTCCCTGCGCGGGCTTGGTGCGGAACTTGTGGGCCTCCTGGTAGGAGGCGATGAATTCCGGTGTTCCCGGCTCGCCCTTGAGCTTCGGGCCGCCCCTCCAGGCGTAGTAATGGGTGACGGTGCGGCCGTCGGCGAGGCGCTTCCTGACCCAGTTAATGCCCTTGAGGCGCAAGCGCACGGGCCGCTCTCTTCGC